TCAACCACTATGAGATATTCTTTTTACTATTTTATCATTAAAACTTAAGTCATTTATAAATACATCATACCCATAATATCCATCTTTACCTGCCGAAACATGCCTTTCAGTCATTTATTTTAATAGAGATTTATCAATAACATTTCCATTAATTAAAGCCTTGTTCCAGATGTACAAATCTTCAATAGTTAAATATAATCCACCAGCGGCAAAGGGTACGCTCATATCAATAAAGCTTAAGTTTACAATATTCTTATCATTATTATAAATTTTCAAATCATAACCACTAACTCTATTTTTAACTATTTTAGTATTGCTATCATATCCTAAATTGTTCATTGTTTATAACTACCTTCCAATATAGATTGCCTAAAACTATCGCCATTTTCTTTCAGATATTGTAGTGGTTCATCTACTTTCATACCATCAATTCTATGATTTCCTTTATTAGATTTCCCCCTCTTAAAGGCTTGATTTAGATTGTTTCTGTCTATAATCTTCTCAATCAATCCATTGGCATATTTAATTTCAGCATTCTGTTTCTTATCTAACGTCAATGAAATGTTAGTCTCTCCTACATATTCTTCTGTTCTTCAAAGTTTCAAAACCTCCTATCGTTCAGTCCTTCCACCCGCTTTCGCGATTAGCAAGAGTACTATGACTTCTGCTGACTTCTTAGATTTCAGCTATGTATCACTACATAGGTTATTGCTTCAAAATTCATTTCTACAATGTATATCTAAGACCTCCCCAGGTAAGAACGTAATCTTTCTCTCCATCTATCTGCCACATTTACATCATCTATTTTCGAGTAGTTATAGGACTTAGATTTGTTGTGCAATCTTACCCATAGGCGCTGCCTTGTATGTGTTTTAACTTCATCTAAGAATATTTTTTGAATTAATCATATAATTCAAGTGAATGATTATATTTTCTATAGAAAAAGAACCCTGATTTTTCAAGGTTCTTTGTTTGTTATTTATATAATCTACATACTGTCTCCACATGTGTGTAGACAAACCTTCAATACAATTTGGCAAATATTTCTTAGCGACCCCTTAGGTCTTTTTATAACAAGGGGGTTAGGCTTAAAACTGGGATTATAATTGAATTTGCAATACCCATCAATCTATCTTTTTGGGTTTTGCATGTTGAAAGATATCCAAACTACGCCCCCCCTTTATATGCCTATACCTCTTCATCTCCAACCAGCAATTCTTTAAGCCATTTAGGTAATTTGTTAACCTTCTTAAACTCTAGAATTTTATCAGCAATTTCTTTAGCATCCTCTTTCCTCCAAAATCTATCCTTAATGTAGCAGTCTCTACAACAATACTTTAGATGCTTAATGCCTAAAGACTTAAATTCTTTTCCACAGTATGAACATTTTAGATTATATGATTTATGATGTGTTTTGTCCCATATTCTCTTGCATTCCATGCAGCAGTATTTTCTCTTCCTTCCAGTTGCATTCTGTTTGATTTCTTTGCCACATTGGAGGCAAAGTACATATAAGAATTCTTCCTGCAATAACATCTTGCGTTTCATGGCTAACTCTTCACCAAAACCATCCAATCCATGCCTCCTGCAATATCCCCTTACAGAATCACGTGATAAGCCAATTTCATTTGCTATCTGTTTGTATCCTATACCTTGTTGTCGCATTTGTTTAACTTTTTCCTTTTGCTCACCTGTCATTACTACATCACTCCTTTTTGAGTATTCATCACTCAAATCGAATAAGGAGTCAAGAGGTAATTTAATTACAGTTCAACCAGAATTTTATTTAAACTATTAATTTCATTTCTAAATAACCCTCTCTTAAATATTATCATCTATTTCCGGCTCATCAATATAATATAAACAAGCATCTGGAACTACTTCCATGAATTTTTCATTAAAATTGGGATACTACTTATTAGTACATCAACTTCCTATATTCATCTACGATATCTTGTCTCAATGAATTTATTTGTAATTTTACCTGTTCATTTCTTATTACACTATCTTGGGCATTCATTTCAACAATATAAGATAATGAATTCAATAAATTTATCAAAGAACTGTTATAGAAAAATGTATCAGCTCCATATATCTCACATAATCTATCAATTTCATTTAAAGCATTAAAAGCGTTATATGCAAAATCATTATTACAGATATAATTAATTATCCACTTAAAATCTTCATTTACTTTAGCTTTTTTGTCAGAGCCAATCAAATTATCCACAAATCTTTTATCAATCCTTACTGTATTAAAATACTCATCATATAAATTAGTTTTTTTCAACTCTGATATAATTCTATTTTCATCCCATAATTCTATGTTTATGCCATGCTTTTGTCTTTTTTCTTTACTCCATTTACTCCACCACATCTGATTTTCCAACGTAAGTACTACTGGTACACATAATACCCATGTACTTAATGAACTTCCTAGGGTTGCAAGACACTTCTTAAAAGATTCTCTTATCTGTCCTTTTTGTGAATCCGCAAAGCCATCGATAAAAAATTTGCATTGAAATACCATTACTTGTGAATTAAAATTTCCAACAAAAACATCAATTCCCCCATCACCTTGTTGTACTTTTATTTGATATGAACTTCCATATAACGAATTCGTTAAATGCCAGCATATTTTTTCGAATTCACTCCTCGCTCCATCACTATTGTATTTGTCAACTAAATATTTAAATCCTCTATTCATATATCATTCCTCCACATACTTAACAACATTAAATCTTCACTATATAACTTATTGATTAATAAAAGTAGTTTTATCCAAATATAGGTTGTTAAAAATCATATATACTATTCCCATTATAACTCCAAATGAACAGGATGAGCATACAGTTTGCCTTCGAGCCAAGTCTTATACGGATTAGGAATCTTTTGTATTCTAGAGTTAGGCTTTCCTGCGTTACTTACAACATATAAGTTATACATACTACCTTTTCCTTCCAAGTGCAGTTTCTTAGCAAACTCCCATTGTGATCCTGATACTGATAATAACTCTTTACCCTCTCCAGACTTAGATTTTACTTCAATATACTCTTTGATTACGCTGTTTTCCTTTATTACAATATCATACCCTACTGAAACCTTGCCTTGAAAATTCATATTTTCAACTTCAATTACCTTATCATCAGCAACTACCTTAAATCCCTTTTGTGTTTCCTCAATATTTAAACCTTTCTTCAAATAAATTTGTTGCATAGATGCTATTACTTTCTTTTCACCCCAATTACCTATAACTTTATTTTTGTTAGAAGTAGGTCGTATTACTATTCTAGTTTTAACATCATTACTATTATTTTCATTATTGTTTTCATCTTTTCCTGGATTGCTTTTTTCATCATTATTGCCTTCTTCTTGACAGCTAGATTCTGGATTAGTATCTTCTTCCTTTTTTTCGTTCTCTTCTTCATTAATATATTGCCAATCCTCAATCTCTGTAATACTCTGTTCTGGAGATTCCTCTATTGCAATCTCCTCAGTTTCTTCAGTTTCATTAATTGTATTAAGTAATTCACAAACCTTATTCCACTTTTCATCTGTTAAATCCATAATAACATTTAATCTTTCCCTTACATCTTCAGGTAATTGCTCAACAATGTCAGGTTTAAATTTTAGATATGAAATCAAAATATTTGAATTATCACAGTTATATTCCTTAGAAAGTTCTTTTCTGAGAATTTCATTTGGCGAACACCATTCTTTATCTTGGTTTAGAAGCCATTTCTTTTCATTTAGAATATTAATAAAATATGCATAGAAATATTTTTTATAAGCAACATGGTAAGTCCATTCATAAGTTCCTAAAAAAAAGTCATTAGTAACTCTTGACATTAAATTCCACAAAGCAATTGATTTGTCTATTGTTATAGATTTCATTATCTCATCTAAGCTATTCACAGTAAAATCATTTACACTTTCCCATGAATATTGAGTACCTCCCCTAAGGTTTGATTTAAAATCATAACTTAATGTAGAATCTATAGGAATACGTTTTAGATTTCTATTTACTCCTATCTTATCCAAAAAATTTATAAACTGATTTTCACAACCATATCTATCATAAAGTTCACTTGTAATAAACCATTTGTTCTCAATATCTTTGAATAGCACTATTAAATCTTCATCTCTAAAATAAATATTGTATGGATAATTTAATACAACTGACGAGTGATTTATATCTTCACATATCATAATTTGTTTATTTTTTATTTCATTTATTATCCGACTTTGACCATTACTATCAGCTTTACAAAAAACCTTATAGATACTCTTAAAATCATTATAATATTCTTCTCTAGTAACTTTTTTATCTTGTAAAGGATATTTCTTTGTTACTGTTTCTATAATAATATCTATAGAATCTGCTGCCTTAAGTCCAAGCTTGTCCATACACTCCTTAACTTTTTCTTCATTAAACAAAGATTTTTTTAAGGTTCTTTTAGATGTAATATTTTCATTTGGTATGAAAGCATACTGTTCTTTATTTAAATAGGGTTGTATATGATTATTTTCTTCATTTCTAATAATTGGCTTCGATCTTAAAACCCCATTATAACCTACTCCCAAAAGTGCTGGTCTTTCATTTGCAGCCTTATAAAACTCTATCATCCAATCATCTGATTTACTTGATAAAAACTCTTCAGTTAAGCTTCTTGAAAAATCATCAAATGCAATCTCTTTTATTTCAAGTTGCTTTAATAAATACTTTCTTAATTCTTTTGTTTTATCTTCTGTAATATTTGTATCCAACCAAGTGTTTCTGTTATACAACATTTTCAAGTCACAAGAATCTAATAATTCCACCATATCACTACCACGTGCAAGTACTAAATTATATGCATTTTCAAATTTACCATCAAAAGTCGGTAATACTTTATTTGTTCTAAGAACATCTTGTACCGAGTCAAAGCACTTCTTGTATATGATATTTTTCTCACAGTATTCAGATTCAATAGGTAATAATTCTAGAAATTCTATGTTAATAAGATTGAGATTTTTTACTTTTAGTATACTATCGGCTAACAACGCTGCTGTTTCTTCTAATATCTTCAAGTTTTCTGGATTATCAAAAGGTATGTTTTCTCTATTTGGTGTTGTTCTATATGGCCCATGCATATAAAAATTCAATAATGTATCTTTTTCCGTAGGAAAATATACTATTAATTTCGTATTAAACTCCTTAACAAGGCTCTCATAAAAAATATCATTATCTTTCTTTACTTCAGCCTTAAAGGCTATTCCTAAATTTAATTTATCACTAGAACTAAACTTACGTTCAAAAACAAGATATCGTGCTTCTTCTTTTTCTGATAAAATATTTATAAATTTACAACCTTTAATCTCTTTAACTAATTCAGGTTGTTTAACATACGTCCCCTTTTCATTTCCTATTTCCCAATGAATCATCTCGATATTTCTTAAAAATAGTAATGTCTTTATATCTAGACTCTTAAGTGCAGTTTCTATGGAATCATATAACACTTCCTTACTCCTGCTAATATGATTAAATGGTAAAATTATATATGTACCTGATTTATTATATTTTATATTGTCAACCTCTTCAGGAACTACAAAATCATGTATCTTTACAGAATATTCACCAGAATAAATATATGGTGTCTGAGTAACTGCAAAAACAGACTTAAATCCAACTCCAAATTTTCCAATATTATTAATATCATCTTTTTTAGTTGATTGACCAATTCCAGTTATAGCTTTTATATTATCAAAATCAAAGTCCTTCTTACTGTTGTGAAAAAACTCCAAGTTATCTTCACAAAGCCTAAAAGTAACTTCTGTAGCCCCTACATCTTCAGCATTTTGAATTAGCTCAAAAATAAAATGTGATGGATCATTATATAAACCTGCTAAAATATCATGAAAGTTAAATCCATTATTCATGCTTATTTCAAGCCATTTCTCACGTATTAATTTAAGACTTTCAAAATCAGTTATATTCACAATAATCTCCCCCAAATGCTATTCTATGTTTAACAGCTTTTTCTTTTCATTTGAAATGCACAAATGCATCATATAGCAATTTGAACATTTTTCTTTTGAACATTTCTTTTCTAGTTTATTTCTTCTTATACTATTAGCAGCTAAAATAATTTTCTCTTCTGTATTTCCAAGCATCCTTTCATTGACTTTCTTTCTACTTTGTTCATTATTGTCCAAATTATAAATTTCAATAAAATCAGCCTGTTCACCTGTCAATTCTTTATAACCTAGTGCATATATCTTCAACTGCTCTTCCCCAATGCATTCAACTACACTTCTATGTGCCGTCTTAAAATCTACAATAAATGTCTTTTCAGCTTCGCCTATTTCTTTTCTTTTTACAAGGTCTACCCTTCCATTTACCCTTATGTTATTTCCTAAATCTAGTTCTATATCCTTTTCTACAAATCTAATATTTCTAAAATCATCCAAATTTTTATTATAGTAATCTTCTATCGATCTTTCTGCATTAGCTTGCATTAGAATTTTCATCTTTGCATTAGCATATGGTAAATAAAAATGTGTGTTTACAATATTATTGAGTTCATTAGATTGTACAAACTTTCCATCCACATATCTTTTATGAATATCCATAACAATATTATGGAGCGATCTTCCATAACCCATCGGGGCTACTAAGGGCTGTACAAAGCCATAGAAAAAAGTAATTTTAAATCTATACTTACAATCAAAGTAATCCTGAAGTATAGAAAAATTGAGTCCTATTGGCTTTTCATCAAATTGCGAGATTGGTAAAACCTTTCCTTGTTGGCTAACAGTTTCATCATGTTCAAATATATATTTTGAATGTTTTGCTTCTATAAAAAACTCAGAAGGCTTTTGAGAATTCTTCTTGTATGGTGAACGAGTTAGATATAAAATTTTTTTTGATCGTGTTACTGCAACATAAAATAATCGTCTTTCATCTTCTAATGTCCCATCATATCTAGATGAATTAACAATTGCTTCTCTAGGTATATAATGCCATATATTTTTGCCACCAATTTTTTGTGCAGGAAAAATATTATGATTCATTTGTGGAACAAAAACTGCTGAAAATTCTAAACCTTTGGATTGATGAACTGTCATTATATTTATAGCATCTGGTCTAATGTAAGTATTTTGCATATGTCCCTCTGGATAATAATCTTGTGCTGTGTATTCTAAAAAACTACAAAAACATGCTAATTTAAAAGCAGGAGCTGATGCAAAATAGATTGCTTCAAAATCATCAATAACCTGACTAAACTTACCCAAATTATATAAAATTATTTCAGTATTGCTTACTATACTCCCTTCCTCTTCTTTTAGTTCAATTTGGCTTATAAAATCATGAAAAATTTGTTGTAAAACAAATGCATGATAAAATTTAATTTTAGCAACATCGTAATTTTTAAGATTTTGTATTGCATTTTCTATATCATTTTTCTTTAACTGATATTTTACAGATAGCCATGCATCTAACAATTGTTTTTCATCCACATCTCCTTTTAAGAAATCAAATATCATTTTTGAAGCCAATGCCTCTGGCGTTAAAAAAAGTTCATTTACCCCTTCAACAATATATGGAATTCTATACTTATCCAAAATATTTACTAATTCAGAGCCAAACTTCTTCATTCTAAGCAATATAGCCATGTCAGAGAACTTAACCCCAGAATCTCTCAACTCAATAATTTGTTTAGCAATAAAATCAAATTCTTCCGCAATATCTCCAAATTCTTTGTAAACTATATCACCTTCTTCATAAGGTAATTCAGAACTTGAAACCATCTTCTTATTTAGTCTTTCAATATTGTTTTTAATTACTGTATGTGCAATATCAACGATTCCTTTTGTACTTCTAAAATTATCGTCTAAAACTATTGATTTACCAACATTATATCTATTTTTAAATGTTAAAATATTACTTGAATCACTTCCTCTAAATTGATAAATAGTTTGATCATCATCACCAACTATACATAAGTTTGCTCCTAGCTCATAAATTGTTTTAATGAGTTTTTCTTGTATTGGATTTATATCTTGATATTCATCAACCGTTAGATACTTAATACGATTTGATATCTTCTCCCTAAGTTCTTTATTAACTTGCAATTGATTTAATGCTTCTTTTAGTATTAATGAGAAATCAAAATAATTGTTACTATAAAATACCTCACAATATTTTTCTTGAACTTGTATTAATTTTTCCGGAATCTTATCATTATCGATTTTACTTTCATTTAAAGCACTTATTATGGACATAAATAATCCTGTTTCTTTAAATCTCCGCATTCCCAAACTTTTCATTCCAATTGAATCATAATTTTTATCTATAAATAGTTTTGTTTTTATGGAATCAAGGACAGTAAATTTTTGAAAAATAGAAACATAATCTTGAAGCAATTTCAAACAGAATCCGTGAACAGTACCCACATACATTTCTGCAAGTCCATTAACTTCACCAATCTCCTCTTTTACATATTTATAAATTCTATTTTTTAATTCATTAGCAGCCTTTTCAGTAAATGTAAAAGCGACTATATTTTCAGGTTTTAAATCTCGTTTAGTTTTTAAGATATTAACTATTCTTCTTGTAACAACACCTGTTTTCCCAGAACCAGCACATGCAATTATCTCTAGATTTTCATCCAAAGTGTTTATTGCTAATAATTGAGAATCCGTAAGCTTCACAACAATCCCCCCCTAAAAATCAAAGTACACTATTTTTCTATTATATATAAAACAAATACTCACAATTCTACATAATAATTGTACAACCATTTACATAATTTTAACAGTGATTTGTCTCAGTAGATTAATATTTAATTATATAAAGTAAAAAAGCCATTCAAAATGAATTCATTCACCTCAAATGGCTATACATTCAAACCTTATTCAATTGCAACTTCTATCTCAGTTCCATCAAGAAAGCTTACAATAATCTTCTCTCCTTCAAACACAGTCATCTTCTCTATAATCTTTAAAAATAAATTTACATCAAATTCTTTTATTGGCTCTGCCTTTTCAATAACTTTTATAAACTGCTTTGACCTATATCTTACTAAAACATCCTCACTCTTTAGACCATCCTTCCACTTCTCCATAAAATAATCCTTATTTTCAATAATAGTATTGAAGATATTTATAAAAGTCTGGTATAAAACCTTATCATCAATGTGTTTATTTTGGCAGCCTTTTTCACCTTTTCTTTTATACCTATTGCTGCATATCCAAACTTTTCTTTTAAGATTTTCATTTGTGGAATGCCATGTCTTCCTACCAAATGGACTGCTGCAACGCCCACATATAACTCTTCCTGCAAAAGGATTATCTAATGTTGCATAGTCTAATTTAAATACACCGTAAGTTTCAGCAAATACTCGCCTTCTTTCCATCTCAAGTTGTACTGCTTCCCACATTTCTTTATCTATAATAGCTGGATGGCTTTCTTCAACATAGTATTGAGGAACTTCTCCATTATTCTCTGCTCTTTTCTTACTAAGAAAATCAACTGTATAAGTCTTTTGGAGCAAGGCATCTCCTTTATATTTTTCATTAGTTAGTATTCCTCTTATGGTGCTTTCATACCATTTAGATTTACCATTCCAACCTTTAATACCTTCTTCTTCAAATTCTCTTGCAATTCTATTTGAGCCTTTTCCATCAAGGTACTCCTTATAAATTCTTCTTACTATCTTGGCTTGTTTTTCATTTATTATAAGGTTGCCTTCCTCATCTTTATCATAACCTAAAAACTTTACATGATTAATCCTAACTTTGCCTTGTTCAAATCTTCGCCTTATGCCCCAAGTGCTGACTTGACTCAAGTTATTAGATTCCTCTTGCGCAAGTGAACTTAAAATAGTTAATAAAACCTCTCCTTTAGATTCTAAGGTATTTATATTTTCCTTTTCAAAAACAACTCCAATTCCAAGTTCTTTAAGTGTTCTTACATAATTCAATGTATCAAGAGTATTTCTAGCAAACCTTGAAATGGACTTGGTTATTATCATATCTATTTTTCCAGCTTTGCAATCCTCTATCATTTTATTAAACTGCTCTCTCTTTTTAGTATTTGTTCCTGAAATACCTTCATCAGCATAAATTCCTGCACATTCATAATCTGGATGCCCATTTATAAAATTAGTATAATATTTAACTTGTGCTTCATAACTTGATAACTGCTCTAATTGGTCTGTTGATAATCTGCAGTAAGCTGCCATTCTTTTTTTCTGTGACTGTATTTGCTCTGCTATGTTGGTTCTGTTTGTTCTTGCAGGTATAACTGTAATGTTTCTTGCCATCTTTAATTTCCTCCCTCACAATAATTTCTTCCTTTATATCAAGCCTGTTTACAACCTCATCATCAATTGATGTTCCAGTACAGGCACCTTTTCCATTTTTAATATAATTACTGCATTGCCATACTATTTTTTTACAAGAATGCTTACTATTCCAAGTTCTCCTCCTTAAGGTAGCGCCGCATTTACTACAGTGGAGCATTCCTGTTAGTGGATACCTATTTGTGTACTTATCTGTATCTTCTGCAACATTTCCTTTGGCTTCTGCTCTTTTCTTTATCTCTTCTTGAACCTGTTCCCACATATCTCTTGAAATAATAGCCGAATGATCATCTTCTACATAATAACTATCAATTACACCATTATTCTTTATAGAACGTTTTTTTAAGTGATTAGGATTATAATATTTCTGAAGTATAGCGTCTCCTTTATACTTCTCATTTCTTAAAACTCCTACGATTGTGGTGTCATGCCATCTTGCTCCTCCAATTGTAGGAACACCTTCTGCATTAAGTTCCTTTGCAATGATAAAACTCCCTTTGCCACTTAGGTATTCATTAAAAATTCTTTTTACCACCTCAGCTTCTTCCTGATTTATAATCAAATCCCCATACTCATCCTTGTCATATCCTAAAAACCTTTTTGCATTAATTATTACTTCACCTTGTTGAAACTTTTTTCTCGCCCTCCATTTAAGGTTATCACTTACACTTTTACTTTCTTCCTGTGCAAATGAAACGAGGACGGTAAGCATTAACTCACCGTCCCCTGATAAGGTATTTATATTTTCTTTTTCAAACCTAACTTCTACCCCTATATCTTTAAGTTCTCTTACTATTTGTAGCATTATTGCTGTATTCCTTGCAAATCTTGATATGGATTTTGTGATTATTAAATTTATTTTTCCTAATCTACAAAACTCCAACATTCTTTGAAATTCTGGTCTATTTTCAGTAGTTCCTGTGATACCTCTATCTGCAAATACTCCTACAAACTCATAGTCTAGATTATTTGATATGACATTTTCATAGTATTGTATTTGATTCTCTAGAGATGCTTCCTGCTTTTCACTATCAGTTGAAACTCTTGCATAAGCACATACTTTTTTCTTCTGCTTTTGTATCTTTTGTATTGGCTCTATAATCCTTACACGCATTGCATTTTCTCCTTTCTATCAAATTTGTACTATTCTATCAAATTTGTACTATCATATATCACTCTAAAAATGATAGAAGTCAATCCCCTAATGATAAATATATCTATTATTTATTAAAACAGAAAAAAGGTAGTACAAATCCCACTACCACCTTTAATCAAGTAAATATCTATACTTTTTACTAAGAGTATCAATTCTTAATGAAAACATTAAAAAACTAATATTGTTACTTATTCTTATTATATATATTTTCAAAGTAAGATCTTTTTTTCTTATTTTTTTCTTCCTCTATAGCTTTTTCTTTGGCTTTTTTCATACTTGTTTCTCGTTCTATTTCTTTTCTCTTACTATCAATTTCATACTTCAAGGAATTAATTTTATTGTAAATCTCTTTACACCAATTTCCTTTCTCCACCCACTTTAATTTTGAATAGTATTTTACAAAGTAACTATCCTCATTCCAATTGATATATTCATTTGGTATAAGTGACTCAGCAACTTTTAATTCTTCACCCTTATTAAAAAGTGTTATAGTAATTGTCCAATCTGCCCATTGTGATATATCTACTCTTATACCCTCTAATTCTAAAGTTCTTCCTAAAGCCAAAAATTCTCCACATTCATGTGCATCATGATTATTGATTTTCAGATTAATCTCCTCTCCATATTTAGCTACATAAAATAGTGTATTTAAATCTATTTCATCATTTGTAGATTCTATAGTTTCTATTATGTTAGTTTTATTTTTTTCTTTTCGTGATATAAATTTCTTTATATTTAACACTTAGTCCCCCCCCCTAAAATTAATTTTGTGAATGTAATAAACACTTACATTCAATACTATATTATGAATATTCTTATACTAAATATGATTTTAACACTAAAATTAGCTATTAAACACCATAATCGTTGCATCAAAACCTACTGTCTTTAACTTCTTAACTTGATTTTCAGCATTTTCTTTTACATTATAAGAACCTGCTATTACTCTATAAAGAGTTTCTTCATTTGTAGATTGTATTGGTGATGAAACTTCAATATAATCAACTCCTATTTGTGCTAATATTGCTTTTGCTAAAGCCGTAATTATTTCATTTCTCTTTGAATCAAATAAATTATTATCCCCTGTGTTATCAATAAAGCCAATCTCTACAAGAACTGCTGGTGCTTTAGTTTCTCTTAACACATGATAGTTGGCTTCCTTAACTCCCCTATCTACAAAACCCAAGGCTACAAGAGATGTTTGTATCCTTTCAGCTAATGCCTTTGCTCTTGTGCTTGCATTTAAATAAGTATAGGTTTCACCTTTTCTGGCTCATAAGCATTTCTATGAAAGGATATAAAACAATCATAGCTATTTCTATTTTCAAAATTACTTCTATCGTTAAGACTTACTGTAGCATCTAAAATTCTTGTTTCATCAACTGTAACTCCATGTCTTCTAACTTGTTCTGCTACAGCTCTGCCTATACTTAGTACATCATTACTTTCTTTTCTTCCTTCATAGCAAGCACCTCTGTCTTCCCCACCATGTCCATAATCAAAACACACTCTAGCCATTCTTCTTCTCCTCCTTTAACTGTTCTAATATATTTTTTAGCTTATCTGGTATTGGAAGTCCTATCTTTGCTGTGTTTTCTAATATGCTAATTCCTTCATTAGAAATGTAGAAAAAAATAACAGCAGTGCGAATTGCACCACTGCCTCCTAGTAAATAACAATCAATAATATGTGCTACCCCTACCAAAACAAAGGTAAGCACTTTTTTAAATATTCCTCTAAAGCCTACTTCACTTGATAGCTTTTTCTCAAGTATTGATGCCATAATTCCTGTTATATAATCAATAACAACAAAAGCTACAAGTGCATATAAAAAGCCATCTGCCCCACCTAAAATCCATCCAATCCAACCACCTATGGATGCAAATATTATTTGTACTGTTTCAATAATATCTTTCATTCTTAAGACCTCCTTTTTATATAATTAAAACCCACTCAAATCAATGGGCAGGCATCTCAAGTGGATTAACATAATCACATGTAAAGTCATATTGAATTTTCATTGTGTTAACTGGTGTCTTTGTTACTGGTTCTGGAAGAAGTGTATGCGCTGATGCTGGTACAATATAATATTCATCTATGCTTCCTCTATTAAAATCATTAAAAGCAAATAGTGTTTGAGTTTCTTTATCCCAACTTATACTATAGTAATCTTTTGAAGTAAGGCTTGTACTCCCATAAATATTTAAATTACTATTTAATTGAATACCTCTATAGCTACTTACTATTACATATAATTTATTGTTTGGTATTCTAGTAATGTGTAACTTAGAAGATGTTCCTGAATATACTTCTACTTTTTTAACAAATGTACCATCCTTATCATACATAACTATACAGCTTTTATAATCTCTACTATTACCATCTTTATTAATACATCCGTTATATGTTATATAAACATTACTTTCTGTAACAGCAATATCGTAATATTGAACATCATATACTAAGTTATCTGGTACTTTAGCACTTTTAGAATAACTTCCTATTACACTAAAATTCTTATCTAACTTTTTAAATGAACCATCTTTTATAAGTACCCAAAAATATTCTCCATCATAAGCTATAGCTTTTGCTTCCACTTTTAATGTTAAATTATTCTTCTTTTCAGTAGTGAATTTGTCATATACATTAACAGTAGTTTTATCAGGCTCTAATGCATAAAGGTTATGCTCATCAGTACATAAATTATACTTTGGGATATAATAGCTTTCTTCTCTTATATTCCTCTTTTTATAAGTACAATTCATCCTTGGCTTTTGAGCCTCACTGCTATTATCTTGTCCACCTGTCCAATAAATGCTTTTAAATGTTCCATTGGCAGCATGTGTTGGAAAATCAAATACAAAGTGTTTTATTCCTTTGCCACCTTTATTATCTCTTGACCATTCCCCTTTGTTTATAGTTCCCATAAATTCTAAATCTCCACTATATGTGTACCATGCATCGGCATAACCTATAATATCTCCCCATGTAAAATAATCATAAGGATCTTCTTCTATATCACCTGTAGTTAAATTTAAAACCCTAAAGGGATATGTTCTAAATATTTGTTCAAGCAACCGCTCCTGTTTATTATCAAGCATTGGATAATAGTACCCATCCAAAAAAGCTGGATTTGCTAAAACTGCTGTTATTCTATTTTCACTTTTAGCTTCATAAATTTGCTTTCCAGTTAAGTCATCATAAAGCTTTACTGTAGCTATTCCTTGAACTGGCATTATTAATTTATTCTTTACTTTTTCAATTCTTCTACCTGTTAATAAATCTTTACTATATGATATACTTTCTCTAACCCCCAAATTATCATCTCCTTCCATATAAAATTTTATATATGAGTAGGTAGGAATTTTTTATTTAAAGCTTATATTATAATTAGTTGTAATTTTTTTATCTCTAAATAAATTATTATTTAAGTTCATACCTTCACCAAATATAACTGGTATCGGCTTTTCAAAAGTGATTATCTTATTTTCTGCTTTTAACTTATCAAAATACATTCCATTAATATTAATAAGTGGCTGATATTCTTTAACCTCTGCATGAGGAGGTTCTGAACTAAGTCCCCCTTGAAGATTTCTACCATCTATCATACATTGAAGATTAAACTTAGATATTTGTATATTTCCACTATCAACGCATAAAAAAATACCTAAATAGTGAGCACCACTTTTAACCTGTGGTATTCCTATAGGTATTCCTACAACATTATCTCCTTTTAAAAGCTTTTGTTTTGGTGTGAAAGTTATGTCTTTTCCATCAAGTTGAATTTGAATTATAATTGTACAATCTGTACATCGATTATAACGATAAAGAAGGAAATAAACGTCCAGTTATCAACTCTGTTTGGTTAAAACTTATTGGTATAAATCGCGTACCAATGATTATTAAAAATCAGCAGTTTGTAAGAAGACATTTAAAATGGACTACATTCCTTCGTTCTTTCTATTTAAATGAAGATGATATAGGTACACCTGAATCAATAATGCTTCCATCACAAAACACTGCTGCACCTTTATTTTTATCAGCACTTGTCTTTTTATTTACAGCACAAGATTTTGCGGATATGGACGTTCAAGAAACTGCAGCAATTTCAACTGCACGAAAAAATGCTGTAGAAACATTTGTCAATAAACATGTTTCTATAGTATCCAAAAAACGTAATGCACTTCAAAAGGAACTCAAAGCATTTGATGGTGTTGATGTAGAATCTGAAATTCAGTATCTTGTAGATAAACTTTCTGATGCAGAAGCTGCTATCACTGCTGCTACTGAAGAAAGCAAAGATTTACTTGGCACATTATTGGAATATAAAGAAAAAGAGGCTGAATGCCAGATGATTCATTCTCGCTACCAGTCACTTAAATCTCAATATATTTCTGATATTCAACGTTTGACCTTTATTACTGAAGGAGATGCTTTGATGAAAAATGTTCCTTCAAATGATAAATGTCCATTTTGTGATAGTGCTATCACTCATCAAAGCAGGAAATCTTATATTGAGGCATCTCGTTCAGAATTAGCAAGAATCATTTCCCAATTACAAGGGTTGAACGAAAGTGAGTCTGACATTATTTCAGAGCTGGATGAAGTTCGTGGCAAATTAGAAAAACTCGAAAATCGCCATTCTGAAATTGAACTGTTAATTGAAGAAGAATTAACTCCTCATGTGAATGAACTTAAAGCTGCAATAGCAAAATATCGCACCTATATAGAATTACAAAATAAAATTGAAGTGTTACATACAGTTTCCCAAGACTTGCAAGCTACTCTTATTGAAGAGCCTGAAATACCAAAAGAAAAAATAATCTTTAGACCAAAAGACCACTTTCCTAAATATTTCAATGCCAAGATGGATGAATATGCATATAACATTTTGGAGGAATGTCAGTATCAAGGCCTTAATGCTGTACATTTCAATTTAGGCAGATTTGATTTAGAAGTTAATGGAGAACGTAAATCTGAAAGCCATGGTAAAGGATACCGTGCTTTTATAAATACCGTCCTTGGTTTGGTATTCAGACGCTATTATATTAATGATGCTGTATATAATCCTGGATTATTCATGGTCGACTCTCCACTTCTTGGCTTGGATCAAGGAGTGGATGATCAAAATCCAGAAAGCATGAAAAAAGGATTGTTACAATATTTCATTAAACATCAATCAGAAGGCCAAACCATTATTGTAGAAAATTCAAGAGATCTTCCTGATATAGATTATGAAGTAGCCGGAGCTAACGTCATTGAATTCACTCATGATAATTATGTAAGCAAGTATAAAGAAAGTCGATACGGTTTTCTTATTGGAGTTGTTGGTAAAGAAAATGCTTAATTGAATGCAATTGTCGGCTAGACAAGGAGGTATCAAAAATACGTATTAGTTATAACAAATTATGGAAACTACTCATCGACAAAAATATGAATAAGCAGGACTTAAAAAATGAAAGTAGCATCAGTTCTGCATCAATTGCAAAGTTAGGTAAAGGCGATAATATCACTACAGACGTACTACTTCGAATTTGCAAAGCACTAAATTGTGATATATCAGATATTATGGAAATTACTCGAGAAAATGCAGAATAGGTATTTATCATAGGACAAAAGAATCAAATAAGCCTACCCAGATATAAATATTGGCTGGGTAGGCATTTTCTTTTACATCAGTTTTTATCTCAATAAATCCACTACTCTAAATGTAAGCGTAAAAAATTAAGTACCTAGATATGCTATCTAGGTACTTAATTTTTTACGCTTACATTTAAACAAGATATTTTTTCAATATAGATTTCTTCTGAGTCGCATAATTATCCAATTTTGCCTTGAGATTTACTAACTCATTCTCATACTTTTCTATCTCTACGACAATTTCTTGCTGAACAGAAAGTGATGGAAGAGGAACCCTAATTGTGCCCAATAAATTTTGATTTACATTTTTTATATTTGTACCATTGCTTCCTCCTGTCAATCTCTTACGAACAGACGGCGCCACAAGGCAATAATACAAATATTTACTATCAACCATTTTTTTATCAGGTCTTATCCGAATGGTAAACCCAGAATATGAAGTATTTTCCTCAGGTTCTTTATCTATTAACAAAAAACGCCCAACAAGATTTGCCGAACCATTGGATCTGACTACCAATAAGTCTCCTTCATGAAGCAAATAATCAGTGGATATATTACCATCAAGAGTAACCATACCAACAGAATTCCAATCTGGTATTTTATTATCTTTAAAATCCCCAACACCTATAATTTTTATTTCTTCTCCTTGATTGCTCCTACTATAATTTAAACCATTTTTAAATTCAGCGAGGTAGCTTAGTTTTGCTTCTTCTCCAGAAATTTGACCAATCTTATCAGTTATTCTATTGTCAATAGACTCAATTACTCCCTTTGTACGAGTTTCTTCCTCTTCCAATTTTTCAAACTCGGTTACTATCTGCTTCTGAATTGAGAGAGGTGGAATTGGAATTGGAATTGTCAAATATCTCTCTATATCAAGATTCTTTAATCCACTTGAACCATTTTGATACCCAAAAGTTGCTCCTGATTGATAAATATCATTAAGCACTAAATATAAGTATTTTGGAATTACCTCTTTATCTATAGTCCTTAACCGAGCAGTAAAATTTGAAAATGAATAATCTCCTGTTTCTTCCTCAAAAAAAACAACTCGACCAACTGCTTGATTTTGACTCCCCCCGGATTTTTCTATTATAATATCCCCTTTTTCTAATTTTCTTTTTAAAAAGGCATTTTCTTCAACCTCAATCACGGCAACATCATCAAGATTCAATTCACCTTTCATTGTGAAATTTGTATTTCTGATGACATTTACAGTCCTAAATGGAGGCTTCTTACCCGTCCAAAGTCCACCTATAGTTTCTACACAATACCCTAACTTCACTGATTTATATTTGCTCTTTATATCAACATTTCTCACTGCCGTTGTGCGAATAGTCTTATCAAATGTTGTTCTTGAGAAGTCAATCATATCCACTAACCGATAACATTTAACATAATTCATAAGTGATTCAGGAATAACAACATCTTCGCCATTAAAGTTCTTACGAATCATCGTGTTAATCTTATTATCATCCTCAAGGTTAGTAGGATTAAACAAAGGGGTATCTATTGATTTTATCCCTCTTAAACGGTCTACTGTTTCTTGTACTTCATCTACTCCTTCGCCCTCTTGAACCTCTTGTTTAAATGAACCTATATATTTTATGCCTTCATTCCCCTTTGCACCACACCATTCATAACCAAGAAATTTCTTAATGTCTGAATTTTTGGACGGGCTTTTACTTATCAGAACATATGTTTCATTAGCAAGTGCTAAGAGATAATAATAAAGTTTTTCTTTTTCTATTTCAATACAAAAATCTAGCAGGAATTTATTTTTTTCTTGTTCCTGTTGTCCTTTATCTAACTTTTTAAATGTTTTAGTATTAATACGCTTCTTATACTGCTGACGTATTTTTTTTGCTTTTTCTAACCCATCAATTTTCATTTTTGTATCAACAAACAGAGCCTTTTTGTATTCTAAAAATATCTCTGTAGCCATTAATTCCTCACTAGGATTTTTTTGCATGAGTGTACGATATTGAGCCGAATCAAAACCTACATGTAAGCAGTAATTGTCAATAAGACCTTCATCATCGAATACTTCATTTTTGTTATTATTGTCATTAAACCAACATTCAACGCGGTTTTTATAATGTTCGGCGATATCTGGATTGTTGCTTTTTCGGCGCAAAAATAATGTTACAGTGTTTGTACCCGTCTTACCAAATGTGCCCCTTCCAAACTCACTTATTGCGATAATATCAAAATATTTTAATATAATTTCTCGACAACGAATATATATATTCCCATTACTTAAAATAGAGCTAGGTAAAATGATAGCTGCCACACCATTAGCTTTTAACAACTGGCAAGCACGCTCTACGAAAAATGTTTCAATACTATTATTTGTAGTGATATCCATGTCTGTGCTAAATAGTTCATATCTTTCACGTTCTTCTTCTGTTAAAGTTTCAAGAAATCCTTTTACACTATACGGAGGATTTGCCACTAAAATAGAGAATGTGCCATTTTTAATTCTTTCGTTATGAGCAAGCGAATCACCATAAATAATTTGTATATCATCTTCGCCATACATAAAAGCAGATACTTTTGCCACCTTTGAAAGACGATATTCTTTTTCAACACCTGTGATAGCAGCATAATATTCTTTAACGGGAATAGCCTTTTGCTTTTTCACTAATGTTTTTATTTGATTTGCATATTCATTTAAAAAATGTCCTGCACCACAAGCATAATCTATTACTTTCGGAATTTCATCACTACTCTCAATTATCTTTGCAAGAGGAAGCGCCGATACAAGAAAACGTACTATTGGTAAAGGCGTAAAAAATTGTCCTTCACTCTGTTTTATTCCCTGATCAAGAAATCCTTCAAAAAAATCTCCCAAAAATTGATTTTGCTCATCAGTTTTCAACTTGATATCTTGTAACATCTGTACAACCTCTTTTAAAATAACTACATTTTGATTAAAAAGTTGCTCATTGTGTACATCTAAAAAAGCAAAATCATTATTGGTAAAAAATTTCAATTGTCGGAAGTAATCAAGGATTTTGTCACGTGTAGCATCTGGATCATTCTTAAAAAACTTAAATGCATCACTGATTGTTTTCTGGTCTATATATGTTACGTCTTCACTTAAAAACTTTTGCATACCATCTTTATACATTCTTTGTAAACGGTCTTGAAATTGGAAATAATCATCATAGGCTGCTCCACGCCAATAGAATTCAAGTTCATTCGGATGCTGTGTTTCATCCACAATTTTTGCAAGAAATAGATTTACTAGCTTATCAAAAGCATTTTCACGTCCAGATACATTATATTTTCTTAAAGTTGTTGCAAACTTATGATATTTCTTTTGAATTGTATCATTATCTACTTCCTGTAGAGTATTTACAGTGAATTTCTTTTTTCCAATATCATAAACAGGCACATCATCTTCAAATAATCCTTGTGTGCTATAGTCCTGACCATAAGTGTTTTTCCATATTTCAAAATAATCAAATTTCGTTGCATCTCTCTGAAGATCTCTAAAACCTCTCAATTTCTTATTTGATTTTAAAAATTCATCATTATCTTTAAGAGTGACTAAATTAGATGCTGGAAAAAGATTACCATCTTTTAAATCAACGGTGTATAGACAAAGAAACTGTGCTTTCTGAAATGAGTTGAAATAATTAAACAACTGGCCACCATCTTTAATCATTTTTGCCCATGCATCATCAAACTCTTTTCCAGCAGTCTTGCATTCAATTAATAGATATGGATCCCCGTTTTTATCATTTACCAAAATATCCAGGTACGAAGTTGAAAGACCATGCCCACCGACAGCTCCTTTTTCAAGCAAAATACAATCAGGTGAATATCCTTTTTTCAACAATCTAACAATACACTCTAGAACAACAAAGTTTTCAGGCGCAGAAAAGTTAAGTGTTGTATCCCGTTCTGCCACAAGCCCTTCTGGATAGATTATTTTTTTATTTTTAAAATCAACCTTCACATCACAGTTTTGTATATCAAAATGATAAATATACATCTCCCTGTTCACTGCATTATTAAAACCTATAGTTTGTAACATTTCTTTTAAATTATCAATAGTAATCAAAATATCCTCCTCTTTTTCTAAAATCTTTATATACACTAACTGTTTATTTTAACACTTATATCATCTAATTTCTTTTAATATTTTAGATTAGTAAGGTGCCCCATTTCTGTTTATATCCTTAATTCTACCCTATTGTTGGTCTAACCAAACAGCATTTTGTATTAAGTAAAAAGATAGACTTTAACGAGGCCACTGAAAGAGTCAATTTTTTTGAAAAAACACAACGAAATCATGCGGTTTACAAGGTGTAATTTTAGAAAAAACGATACTTTTTCAGTGGCCTCACTTTAACCCATATTTTTCTATATAATTCAAGAATTTTGAATACCCATTTCGAGGTTTTAATCAACTATAATTATACATTATTCTATTCCTTTTGCAAAATGATTATTATATCCTTGGTAGCAAACTTACCGTTTCCACGTAGCGAAAGTGAGTGGGCGTTTTCCTCTATCAACATAAACAAATACGCAAAACCTCTCAACTCTGCGTATTTGTACAACCCCCTAACCCAAAAATCCCCTCAAACCGTAGTCCGAGGGAACATAAAACACACGTCAATATCTACTTAAAATCTTTCAAAGCCTTTGATACCAGGCTATTTCTTTGATATCTTCACAACCGTTTCCACGTGTGGTGTGTGTATTCACTAATATAAAATATCATTTTTTAGGGAATATTTGAATAGATTATGATAACTTATTAACCCTATACTAAAGAATGAAAATTATAATTCAATATATTAGAGCATATTAGAATACATCTAAGAAAATATGTACAGGTGGCAATTAGGTGACAAATTAGAATTTGTCACCTTTATATAAATTTGATTAATTCTTCAGACTTGGTAATACCCATAAATCTTTCGCTTGTGATATAATTTGATTACCTACAACACTTTTAGATTTTATAGATTCTATAAGAGCTTTGTCTATTGTAAATGAAACAACTTTGGCTTCAGAACCATCTTCCATGTCTGCGACTGCCCAATATTGTATTTCATTATAAGCATCCATTCCTTGATTTAATACTAAATCTTCTATGTTAAAACCATTTTGTTGTATAGTTGATCTATTATTCATAGATGGTTTAATTTTTGTTTTTATGACAACAGTATCATTATTAATTGTTGTATTTACTAATTCACCAAACTTCAAAGTAATTTTATTATCGCTCTTCTCTATATTCTCACTTTGTTCTGACTTTATATTATTTGATTCACCATTCTTATTCTGTTTAACATTATTATTTCCACATCCAACAAGCAAACTTCCTCCAATAAAACATATTATAATTGCTTTCAAAAAATTTTTTCTCATTTTAAATTCTCCCCTTAACAAGTACTCACTATATTTTAACAATTTAAGATTAATTATACAAGAAAGTACTTATAAAATACCTATAATTATATAGCATCTAAATAAAAAGGATTTTAAAATTTGAAACATAATAGTTATATTAGAATAGATATTTGTATTCTTATAGGTCTATTTTTTATAGCATTCCTATTTATACACAAAAAACTAATCCTAGGTTAAATACCTAGGATTAATTAGCTAATGCGACTTAATTTTATTATAAAAGTTTATTATTTCTTTTTCTATATACTTTATTCACATCATATTTATCAAGTGGCATAAATATTGAAATTCAAAATATGAATAATGTTCTTTGAAAATTGAATAGTGTATTATTTACAAAATATGTTATAATTGTTAAAAAGATAATCTTAAGTAAAAATTATTTGTATTAGATATACAAATAAACAGGAACTTGTAAGGGAGAAGAGATGTATGAAAAGTATAGAAAAGTCAAAAAAATTTATAAGGAATGGTGATAAAATTAACAACGAACAAGTTAAGGAGTATAAATCAGAAAGTCTTAATAAAATAGATATTGAAACTAAAGAAAATGATGTTAACATAGTTAGATCACCAATAATAAACAGTAATTTTCAAAAGGACACAGAAACAGAACAAACTATTAAAGATAATAAAAAGGAGAAGAAACAAATGAATATAGAAACAGTTAATATTGCATTATCATTGATTTTTTCTTTTTCATTGATTGTAGTGAGTATTGGACAATACATAACTTACAACAAACAAGCTAATATAGCTGCAAACGCAAATAAATTAGTTCAATATCAATATAGATTTGAATTTTATGAAAAGTTGAAGGATTTACAAAAGGATACTTCAATGATTAAGAAAGATCCACAACGTGGTATGGAAGAGTTTGCTGATTTAAATTATAAAATATTATCTCTTTACAGGGAATCATCAATGCTTTTTGATCAAAATATATCTAAGAATATAAATGATATTTTAAATGAACATTTAATTTTTTTAAATGAGCTAAATAATAACGGAATGGATTATGATGAATATAAAAGTGAAATAAAAAAATTGAATGGTGATTATGGAGATTTTATAAATAGTGATAACTTTAAAAAATATTTAGATATCAATATAATAGAATGATATTACTATCTGGAAAAATATATTTAAACAGAAATGCTAAAAATTTAGTAAATAGATTTAATATAAGTTGTAGTAAATAATTTCTTACAATACCGTATTATTCAGAAATGAAGTTACGGTATTTTTTCATCTTTTAAATCATAATGAGAATTAATTTCATGCAAATAAAAAAGCAACCTAAATACTTATTATATATTTAAATTACTTTTTAAGTGCAATATATTCATTAATTTTTTATTATACCATATTCTGAATACACATTAGATTCATTATTATGGATTTTATATTATTATATCCTAATTTATATAATAATATAATCATAATTGCAAGTACTGCTACCCAAAAAATCAAATATACTATAGATTTTTTTATTACATAAATTCTATCTTCATTTAAATATATATCGTTTTTGAATACTTTATCTATATCCTGAGAGTTTAAGACATCATCATAACTATTTTTTACTCTGTAATAAACTTGCTTATATCTTTTAAATTCAAATAATATTTCCAATGTAGAAATAATCATATATACTATTGATCCTATCCAAAGAGCTAAAGATATGTACGTTATATCTTTAGTAAATATATTTTCCAATCTGTTCTCACTAAATGAATTCATTATAACTATAGTTGCAAAAAATGTTATAACAGTAATTATGTTATTAAATAATGCTTTGCATATTCCACTTGCTAGTTCGCTTGTTTTCTGTGTTAAATCGAAAATAAATTCTGTAACTTTAGCTTTTACGCCTAAATATTCCTTTATGTTTTCTTGTAAATATATTTCATGAGCAGTATTTATAGATTCATATAAGTCATTACTTACTGCATCAAGATTTTCATTCAATCCTAATGATAAAATATTCCTTGAAAGACCTATTTTATCACTTATATTGGGGCTTGAGTATACCCAACTATATATATTATAAAGTTGATTAATTACACTATCATCTATATGTTTATCTTTATCTATAACTATACTTAATGTTTTATATCCAATTATACGACAATTAAGTTCATTAACATCTTTAAAAACAGATACATTACTTATAAATACAATAGAACTAATTAATTCTAATTTTCTTATTAAATTATTCAGTAATTTATTTTTACTCATTATAATTATTTTAAAATCTTCTGGAATAAAGCTTAACTTTTCCCCACATATCACAGAACTATTAAGATTTCTCTTTTCTAAAATCTCTTCTCTTTCTATAACTTTGTATGATTTTGTATTATTTTCTAATTTATTCGAGAATATAAATGTATTTGTAATCAATTCATCTTCTATATTCACTAATCTAAATTTACATACTCCACCTTCCCTGTTTTTTTCAAAAAATTTAAATTGTTCAAGGATTGATAAAGTATTCATGTAATTCATAAAACTATCTAAGTTATATATATTAAAAATTTCATTACTTTCATTTCTAGAGATTGTCACATTTAATATATACTTTTCGTCATCATCTTTTGATTTTATAATTTCATCATCTAACTTTTTCAAAAACTCATCTACATCAGTATCATATCTTAGTATAGCTTTGCTTGAAAATTCTGAACTAATATCAATATTTACTTTATCTCCATAATCAAAAGACTTTAATATTGATTTATAAAAATTAGAATCTTTATTAGATATATCATTAAAAGTCACTTCAACTACAAATTCAATCAAATTTTCACTTATCTTTATTATTGGATTGTTATCGTTAACTATTTCAAGCAACTTTTGATACATCTTATTCCCTCCTATTCCTTAAATAAGTTATATACATCTTGATTTACTCCTAATATTTTAAGTACTTTAAATCCATTTTCCATTACACCTTTTATTTTCTTTTTTAATTCATCTGGGTTTCCTTCATAGGATAAATCAATTCCATCACTAACTGTTACTTGTTGTTTTAATCCTTTTTGAACACTTTTTAAGTCAATCTCAAATTGAGAATCAATAGAATATTTTTCAGGTATATTCTTAAGTTCTTTAATCATTTGTGTTTTATCTATATCTAATCTTTCATCTGGTGAAAAGGTTCCCATTAAATAGTCTATCATTTCTGAATGCTTATATTCTGGATTAGATGCAATATAATGATTAACCTTTTGTTGCATAAAATTAAAGTCTTTTGGCGATTTTGCTTTTAAATATCTTCTTAACACTTTATTTACTGATGAATACATAGTTTTGGTATTGTCTGTATTATTTATTAATGTATTTACTTCTAAAAAATCTTCACGCCAATACTTTGCTATAGATGATGCAGTATCGCTGACTTTTATTTCTACAATGTCAAAATTCTCATTCATATCAATAGTGCAGCACTTTAATGTTATTTTCTTATATGGTAATCCATAACGTTTTTTCATTTCTTCATTATCTATATATGGCTCATGTTCTATTTTAGATAATATAAAGCAATAACCTGATTCCGTCTCTACTAAAGCTTGTAATAGACTTCCTTTTGTAATTTTCATTTTTAAATTTTCTTCATGTTTCTTAGCCTTTATTTCAGCATTAAGTAATTGCTCTGCTATTTTTCTCTTATTATCATTTTGTCTTAAAATTTCTTTATCTTCAATAGTTATAGCAGCTTCATCATAATTTTTAGTAATATCGTCTATAAAAAATATTAATTTAGCATCTTTTTTAAATTCACACTTTCTTGTATTAGATATTACCATAAGATCACTTATAACCTGAGAAACATAGTTTTTCACATCATTCTCGCCTAATTTTTTTTCAAAAACCTGTTTAATATCATTATCAATATGATAAATGCTAGAATATAAAATGCTTATAATTTTTTCCATATATCCTCCATCATACTTATATTCTATTAAGCTGTCATCTAGTACAAAAAATTTAATAGAATATCTTTAAATAATCTTTTAATTTATGGTGTTTTCTTCTTAATTTTACTGTTTTTAAATTATTAATACAACCTTTACCATAAAATTCTCAAAATTATTCTAGCATATTTACCATATTGTATCTTTTAATTCCCATTTAATATATTATTTAATAAAAATTACACTAAACTTGCAGCATCTTTTAAACTATCATCCCTATTAGTTCCTGGTCTGCCACCTATTTGAATTATCTTTTCAGCCTTTAACCCACTAACCTCAAAATCACTTTTCTTCATCATTGGACATTGATTTTTTTGTGCTACATATATAGCAGCATTTGCATCCATATCGCCGAAATAAAGTACTATTATTTTCATATCTACTTTCACCTCATTATTTACTGTTTGACCAGTTAATCCTTTTACTATTGCATTAGCTACTTTTTCAGCATTATATATTTTCATATCTGATTGATTATCACAAAAACATACTTCTACAAGCATACTTTCGCAATTTGTACTATTGATTACATATAATTCTGAACCATCTTTTATCCCACGATTTCTAAATCCTAATGCAACTAAGTTATTTAAAATATCATTTGCTTGTTTATAACTCTTCCCCCCATAAGTGAATACCTCTGTTCCATAAGCTTGAGTATTAAAACAATTAAAGTGAATTGATACATAAAAATCTAAATTATTACTATTTGCTACTGATACTCTTCTTCCTAAACTATCTCCTAAACTTGAACAAGTATCTACTGTACAATTAATAACTGTATGACCTAATTGTTTAAGCTTAGATATTACTAAATTACCAACTTCTCTAGTTAAATCACTTTCTGTTCTAACACCTACTGCACCATAATCACTTGAACCTGCATATTTTGTATGACCACAATCTATTCCTATTTTCATTAATTATTCCTCCCTATTGTTTTCTTTAATAGCTTGTCTAGCTGAACTTTGTCCAAAGTAAAATCCTATTATTAGTGTAAACACAGAAAGAAATTCTGTGCTGCTTATTAAACCTTTAATTGATAAAAAGCAAAATACTATAGTAGTTAGCAATGCAATTATCTTTTTTATTTGAAGTAAATTTTTTAAAAATTCCATTTATAACACCTCCTATCTAAATAATCCTGATTGAATCGCATAAAAAAAGAAGCTTACAAAAGCTCCTACTAATAATCCTATAAACCACTTCATTACTATGGTTAATTGTTTTAAGTTTTCACATAAATTCTTTATCTCTGTTTTAAGACTTGCATTGTCTTGTTCAATTTTATCTAGTCTTTCTCCATGATTATTAGTTCTTTTTTCAAGAACCTCTAATTGATGTTGTACTAATTCATCATTCATTTTTTCACCTTCCTATGAAAAAACAAAAAGATTATAATTACGAGACCACTGAAGAAGTCCTTTTTTGAACAAAATCACAACGCAATAATGCGGGTTTGAAGGGTGTGATTTTTAAGAAATTGATACTTTTTCAGTGGTCTCATAATTACCTAATCTTTTTATTATTATATATATTTAAAGTAGCTATATTTAAAAATATAGCTACTTTAAAATTACTTACTTAAATGTACTTTTATAGCTTCATATGTTGCCTTATCTATACTGTATTCAACATCGCCTTCAATAATTACTGAATAAGCTGAAACTTCACCAGTAACAATGTCTTCATCACAATTAAGCTGAATATCATAGTTACTAATTGGTAATCTAACTTTATTTCCATTTAAATCCTCAAAAGTTTTTGCCATTTTAAACACCTCCTGTCAAAATTAATTATAATTGTAATTTTTTAAAAATTCAATACATTTCATTGAAAATAGGCAAAATTAAATACTATTGTTTCTTTAAAAATATTTAGTCCCTACTTCTCCTTTAAATTATTTAATTTTATGTCGTCTTAGATTTCTATTGTACAAAATCTTTTCCAACTATTATTTTATACTCTTCTTTAGTTAATACACCGTTTCTAGTTGCTTTATATATCATAGCATCATCATATATACCCATATCATAAAAAAACTTGTAGTATGCTAAATTGCTATATTCCATACTATTTCACCTCACTCTCTTTAAAATTTTGTCTTATAAATAAATTTATTTTTTCTAACTCAACTTTTATACCTTTTATAGATTCATCATGTTGATTATCCTTATAAGTAAGCAATTGAGTAACTTTTAAAAATTGTTCCTGTAATTTTTCTAGCTTTATTGGTGGAGCATCTACATATATTGGTTTATGTATTTCTCCACTTACATCAACTGCTTGTACTATTTTATCCTTATTATCGGGTACTTCCATAGCTTTAAGCTGTCCAATTATTTTATGCTTTTCTGTTTGCTCTGTAATTATTTTTCCTTGTTCATCATATATAATTAGCAAATTTCATCATCCTTTCTTTTCTTATCAATGTTACAGCTTTTTATTTTAATTCTAATACATAATAATAACTTTTTACAAAACGTGAAACTGTACTTATATATCCACTACTATTCAAGATTAAATTTATCGTGCCATCATCTTTTTTTATTAAATCTTCTGTTATACATAGCATAGAACTAAATTTATTATCATATTCATCTACAGCTGAAGATTTAAAAATTAAACATTTATTTATATCTATATTTTTGCCTAGTTCTATAGTGTTTGTTTTCCCAAAATAAAGTTTGTTTTCAAATTGAAATAAATTTTTAAAATTTTTTAATCTTATAATTTTAATTATATAATTAATATTTTCCGTTGCAGAATTACGTTCTAATTTTATAGAATTATTATTTATTGGATTAATTTTAATCATTATATCGCTATTAAAACCTCCAAAATTTATATCACTTCTTGATGTTATTGTAAAAATTGTATTTGCTTTATCATATTGAGGTACTGTTATTGTATCCATTAAAACATTATTGTTTAGTGTTCCTTTTATAATATCTATTTTTTCAATTTGCAATCCACTAGAACCACCAACATTTACTCTACCATAAGCCATTTATATCGCCCCCTTATGTATTATCATTGTTGCAGTTAAATCTATTTGTAATTCTGTTTTTTTATAAATCCATACCGAACCATTTTCAGCACTTGTGCAAGGCAATATCCCCTCTGTATTTCCAAGTGCAGTATCTCTGCTAGTAAAATTTATATCTACAACATCCTCTTTTTTTATATCTTTATCATGATAATAATATGCATACCATGTATCAAGTGGGTCACCAAAATGTATTCTAGTCCAATTATCTTTGCTTATAGTTATATTCTTTATAATATTATCTTTAGTGTTTGCCTTATCAGAAACATTTTTGAGTTCTATATCTATCTTGTCTAAACTACCATTTATAAATCTAAAATCACAATTTGTATTATCATCATATTTTTCTAACTCATAATTCGTTGTTTTACTCATTCCATCTACTTCCTTTCTGTGTTATTTGAAATTTCAATTCTAATAAGTTTGTTTCTATTAAGTCTTTAACTTTTATATTTATGTCTGCTAATTGCTTTACAGTTAGTCCTAATTCTCTAAGGTCTTTTACAGTATTATATTTAAAGTCATAAATTATCTGTAAATAACATGGTTTATTTTCTTCTACTGCATCTTTTAAATCCTGTAAGTTTGGTGGTATTCCAACAGTACCTACAAATTTAATTGTTAATTCAAAATTACCTGTTTCATCTTCTATTACTTCAACTGTTCCATTGGAGAACGATTCACAAACATTTTTTAAATTACTTCTTGTAGTTGTTGCAGCACCTCTCATTTTTGCCTTTACCACTGTCCTACGAAATTCAATAGGCTTGGTTATATCTGTCGGTATACCGTACACCTCTTCCCAATATTTAAGTCCCCATGTAGCAGTATCTATGAAACATTGGTTAATTATATCCTGTATAAATTCCCTACACTCGTTATCTTCTATATCTGTAGCTTTTTTAATGGCTAAGTTTTCTTTCTGTTCTGCAACAAATGGCGGTATTTTAACATTAAACACTTGCTACCACACTCCCTAAGATTGGAACTTGTAAATCAGTTACAACTATATTTTCTGTTTTACCATTAACAGTTAAATTACTATAGTCTTTTACACCAGTTACATTTAATACGCAATTACAAATTCTACTGTATCTTATAGTGTTATCTTTAAATGCTAAAGATTTTATATACTCACTAACATTGTTTTCTATATCAGTTTTAATATCTTCTAAACTTCTACTACTATCTATTACTAGCTGTACACTTAAATTTATAGCCACTTCCTCTGCACCTTGTACAATAAGTTGTCCACTTAAAACTGGTCTTTCTTCATTTATGTGATTTTTACAGTTATTAATTATTTCTTCTGTTGGTTTTCTTTTATTACCATCTATAATTACAACTGTTACTTTTCCCTTTTCAGGCAGCACTCTAGCACCACCTACACCATTAGTTTCCATAGCCCACAAATAATAGTGATGCTTATTTCCACTTGTTGCAGGAGTTCGGTTTTTAACTAAATAGCGACTATATAAATCATCAATACTTTCTCTGTCAACTCCACCTGTAAAATTATTTGGATTATTTACTTCTAATACACCCACTAGCTGCACAGGCATTTCTACAATTGTATTAGCCATTACATTATATTTACTTCCAACTTCTATAGCTTCTACCTTTACTGTTGTTATTTCTGTAGTAGTTGTGACTTCTTCTAATGTTTTATATTGTAATCCACCTTTAGTTTGTACAATAAAATCTTTAGGTATTTCTGTACCAACTACAGTTTTAAAATCTACAGTTCCAGTTGCTTTAGTCCCTTTTTTTCTATCTGTACCTGATTCTGCACAACGCATTTCAACTGCATTGTAATTGCCAACTGCATAGGCATTTTGAATAAATACTATATCTAAAATATTATCTAAATCATCTCGTATTTTTTCATATTCACAGGCACCTGCACTTAAAACATCTTGTGTATAAGTACCTTCACTTGTATTTACTTCATTGGCAATATTAGAAATCATCCTTTTAAGTATTTCTTCTTTGCTCTGTTTAAATTTATACATCTAGTTTCACCTCCCCATAAACAGTTTTTATTTTTATAGTTGCTATTACTTTACTTCCTTCAAATTTAGATTCTACACCTTCTATACTTTTTATATATCTATTAACAAGTAAACATTCCTCTACAAGCCTATATATTTCACTATCAATAAATTCTTTACTATATCCCTTCCCAATTAACTCTTCAAATTCATTTCCATAGTTTTTACTATATATACGATACTTGTTTCTATTTACTTGTAGAGCTTTCCATATCCATACTTTTATAGCTTCATTTTTTTGTAAAATAATGTTTTTCCCATTTTCAGTATATAAAAAAGAGCCATCATTAAAATTGATGGCATACTCTCGAAACATTGGTAATTGTTCATTATTTTCTATTTGAATTTCTTCTATAAATTCTGGGAAGATACTCATTATATCACCTTCTCTAAAACTACATATTTTTGTCCATCTAAAACTGCATAGCAAACAACCATATTCCCATTATTAAGTGTTGTTTCTAACTCATATTCTTGGCTATCTGTATATTTAAGTATTCTTTTATGCGTTAGTAGATGTTCCGCAACTAATAAATTATCTTTATCTAATTGTAATCCACCTATCTTTATAACTAATGGTTCTATACTTACAATTATCCCTAGCTCAATAGTTGGTGGATTTAATTTTGAGCCTTCTCCTTGCATTAATTTTAACATTTTGCTATAAGGATTATTCAAATTTACATCCTCCTATTCTTCTTTTAAATCCATGTCTTTACTAAAACTCAATGTTAACTGTGTTGCAAATGTACCAGTTTCAACATCCCATGTATGAGTATCTGCATTTACATACATCTTTCTATTGGCTAGTTTAGATATAAAAGGTACTTGTACAGTTACTTCTCTTCCCGTAAGGTATTCATAATTTCCCAGCACTTCACACTCAATCTCTGTATCAACATCATGTATCATATTATTTGCAACTATTTTATAGTTTTTATCTTCTTCTTTTACGTAGTTGTCTTGTAAAACTCCATAACTTTTTATCATGGTGACATTTTGAATAGTATCTATTAAATTATTTTTATCATCATAGACTTTAATTCTATTTATCATATTACCCATACTATCTTTAAAGCCTAGATTTAATAAATTTCCATCAGCAGTAAATACATCTTTACATGGTTTTATAACCTTATCACACTTAAATGCTCCAATATCAGGTACGTTTAATCCCACTCCTGTCATTAAGATATAAAATCTTCTGCCTGTCTGTTTAGAAACTTGGGTATAAAGTTCCATAATTGCATCATACACAGTTTTTTGTGCTATTAATCTATTAATTTTAATGTTACTATTACTTAAACTATCTACTCTTACACCTACTTCTTTGCAAATATCTTGAACTGCACTCATTACAGTAGTGTTTTTAAAGTTTCTAGTTACCTTATTTTTAGTAAGATAATATGCAAGATCAAAGGCTGTAAAATTTAACTCCTCATTAGCATTAATACTTCTATCTATAACAATACCTCGAAATATTTCTTTTCCTTCTAATGTAGCCCAAACTAAATTACCAACACCAACTTGCTTATTTATCTGATGTTTATCCCAAATTTTATAAAACATAGATGCCTCTAATTTTCTTGCAATTTCTGAAAGACTTCCACATATATTTATACTAGTACAAAACTGAGTTAATTCTTGTGCTTGCATTTTATAGCTATTAAAAATTCTAATCATATGACAACACTTCTTCCTTTAATCCCTACAAGCTTATGCTCTCTAAAACTTATTGTAAAATATACATCTCCTGTTCCATCTTGTTCCTTATAACTAAATTCTTCTATAGTACAAGCATTATTAAGTCTTGTTCCTGTAGCAATAAATCTACATATGCCTTTTGAATATTTAATTTGATCTATTATTTTACAGTAAGCGTATGGATCATTTTTAGGCTCACAATCACAAAATGAATATTTTTGTGCTGGGAAAAAACCACTTACAGACCATTCTCTTAATTTATTTTCTCCTGTAATATTAACTTCCCCAAAATTTAACAAATTTATTGTTTTGTTAAGTGAACCAAATTTAACTTCAAAGTTATCAAAGTTAATTGGAAATTGAAATGTCTCTATTGAATTTTTTAACCAATATTCCAATATTACACCTCCATCATTTTCAATTTTATACATTTTGGCTCTGTATCTCTAATTTTCTTACTAATGCATCTGCTATTTTATCTATGTCTGCGTCTTCTCTAACAATTATTTTATCTGCTAACTTTTCTATTACTACTTTAAAATTGCTTTTGCTTTGTTGTTCTGTATTCTGCACTTTAGGTTTAAAAGTTAGCATCTCTTTAGTTGTATTTGCATCATGAACTGCACTTCCCTTTGGCAATTCTAATATCTCTGGTCCATGTTCTCCTATTAAACTTAGACCACCTCCCCAGTAAGAAGTACCTAACGCATTTTTGCCATTAACTTCAATACCACTTAAATCTCCATTTTTGATAAGAGAGATTGTACCTTGTATTGGATGCTTTAACCATTCCTTTATTCCATCCCAAGCATTTTTTATTCCTGCAATTTTTTCATGAAAAATACTGTCTAATATATCCACTAATGCTTGTACTGGAGCAGTTAATAAATCCACAAGTCCACTCCAAAGTGATTTTAAAATATCTATAACACCAGTAAAAGTTTGTTTAACACCTTCCCATGCTTGTTTCCAATTTCCAGTAAATACTCCAATTATAAAGTTTAAGACCCCTTGGAAAACTTTTAATAATCCACCTACTACACCACCTATTACATTTACTACTGCACTTATAACTGTCCCCATTATACTAAATGCTCCACAAATTCCAGTTACAAAAACACCAGCAATAAATATTAGTATTGGTTTTATAATAGGCATTAATTCTTTAATGCTAGTAGCTATTACTTTTATTACTTCTTTAAGTGGAGGAAGTATTTTCCCAGCTAAACTTTTTACCGATTTTGCTATACTGCTAACAGCTTTTTTAATTACATTCTCAAAGATTTTTATAAAAGATTTAACATGTTTTCCACTTATGCTTGTATATTTAGCAATATTATCTCCAACTTTTTTAAATGTAGCACTTATTTTGTCCCAGTTCTTTATTACAAGTAATGCTACTAGTGCTATTGCTGTCATTATCAATACGACTTTATGTCCTGGTGAAGATAGATAGGCCATAACCCCACCTGCTTTTTTAATTCCCTTTGACAAATTACTAATACTTTTTATTGTTTTACCAATCTTTGTCGTAAGTTTACCAAATATTAAAATTACAGGTCCCACTACTGCTGCAATCATAGCAAATTTTACTATAGTTTGTTGAGTTTCTGGACTTAAGCTATTAAGCTTATCTGTTAACTTTTGAACTACTTCTACAGCTTTATCTATTGGTTCTTTAAGATTATCCCAAATCTTTAATCCTAGTTCCTCTAAAGCAGACTTAAGTCTTGTCACCGCACCTTTTGTGTTCTCTTGCATTATTATAGCCATGTTTTCTAATGAACCCTTACTATCAGTTATTTTGCCACTTAATTCTCCATATTCTTCACCAACACCAGCTAATAATTTTTGAAGAGTATCAAGTTGCGTCTTACCTCCAATTTGAGCTAATACTAAATTTCGTTGTTCTTCTGTCATATCCTTAGTTTTATCTTTTAATTCAAGTAGCACATTAGCCATGCCCTTAAATTTTCCTTCACTATCAAATGCACTAAGATTTAATGTTTCCATTGCTTCTCCTGCTTGACCTGCACCTGTAGTTAAATTAACCATTATTGAATTAAGTGCATTACCCGCTTCTGAACCTTTAGTACCCCTATTGGCTAAAACCCCCATAAGTGCACAACTTTCTTCTAATGGCACGTTTAAATTATTAAAAGTTCCACCTGCAACAATCATACCTTCCATAAGTGCATCAATATTAGTATTTGAACTTGCAGACGTTTTTGCAACTTTATCTAAGTAATCTGGCAAGACATCTTTTATATTTTCTATAGATAATCCTAAAGAAGAATATGAATCTGTTACCAAATCTGATGTTCTTCCAAGTTCCAAATTGCCTGCTTCACTCAGTCTAAGTGTTGGCATAAGTGCATCCATTGAAGTTTGTACATCCCATCCTGCTAAAGCCATATATCCCAAAGCATCTGCTGAATCTTTAGCACTTTTTGATGTTGCTGCTCCTGCATCCCTCGCAGCCTTTTCTAACTGCTCCATTTGCTGTGCATTTGCCCCACTTAAAGCCTGTACATTACTCATACTTTCTTCAAAATCCATACCAATTTTTGTTGCAACTGCTCCTATACCAACTAATGGCATTGTTACACTTTTAGTTAAATTTCCACCTATGTTTTCTAATGTTTTTCCAACCTTTTGAGTATCTCTAGCCACATAATTAGTTTGCTTCTGAAAATGAGACATGTTTTCTGTTACATTTTGTATTACTCCACTAAACTCATCTTTTAATCTAATAATTGCATCAAACATGTGAGCCATTAATTATATCTCACCTCTTATCGATTTAGATTCTTTTATTCTATCTTCTATTTCTTGATGCATAAAAGCTCGGAGTATTTTTCTTTCTCCAAGCTTTGCATTATAATATTCTGTTGGTTTAAAATTTTTATAATAAAAGAGAAGATATGCTGTTTGAGCATCCACATCTTCTCCTATAAGTTTTTTATTTCATTTTGTTCCTCTTCGTCTTTTTCGGGTTCATAACCATTTAATTCATTGATTTCTTTATATAAATCATCTAATTCACCTGCTAATAACAACTTCTTCATTAGCTCTTTGGGAGTTACAGCATTAAAATGCTTCATTACATCACTATTTCTAAATATAGGACAAGCTTCTAATATTATCAAAAATTTAACTGCTGACATTCTTGTACCTTTAAATTGTCCTTTTTTTGAAAACTCTACTGCTTGCTCTTGTAATTCTCCTAACCTTTCAGGGTCTATTGCTCTACACTCAAACACTATTTCCTCTCCACCCAATTTTTGTAGCTTTAATGGTACATTTCTATGAGGTGCTTCTATTTTACCCGCATCCATTTTTAATAATTTTTCTATTGTATTCATATTAATTCCTCCATTTTTATATTCATTATATTTTCTTAGTAAAATTAGACACACTAAAATTATTTTAATCATTTATATTAAATCTAAAGGTTCCCAATCTGTAAACGTAAATGGTATACTCTCCTCACCATTTTTCTTAGCTTCCCAATCTGCTAGTGTCAATTCACTAAATACACAATCTTTTAAACAAATTCTTTCACATCCTAATGAATCTGGATCTGACAATTTAGATATTATCGTACATGATGTTTGTTTACCTTTTTTCATATTGTCCGACATTAACTTTATAAAAGTACTATCTGCCTTATTTAGCTTTACAGTACCTTTTCCCTCATATCCAACAACTTTTTTATGCTTTGCTAGACTTCTTGTTTTTTTAATATCTGATGTTTCTAATGTTACCTTTGCTTGTAATCCAATAACATTAGACATATACATATCATCAATCCATAATTCCCCCCATGTACCATTTATGGTATTTTCCGCTCTAAATCCTTCCATGTATATATTCCCTCCTACATCTCAAATTCAAGACTTAAATCTTCCATTGCATCTAATGGACGACATTTTCCTTTTAAAAATACATTAGATCCACTTCCAAGCTCTTCTAAATCTTGTTTATTTAATTTTTCAACATCTATGCCTTTATTTTTGAAGTATGCTTTAAGCTTATTATCATTTATTTCTGTAGAATTTTGTCTCTTTGCTAAAATTTTATCATCCTCTAATGTTTCTAAATATCCATTAACACCTATAGAAAATAACACTTGATTATCATAACTGTTATCATATTTACCTATATAGTCATTCTCAAATGTTCTTCTAATATCTCTATCTATAAGGTCCATAGTGCTAACTATTTTTACTTTTTTATATTCTTCTCCCTTACCTTCACTAGTTGTAGTCAAAGAATTAACTGCTCTTCCTATTTTGCATTTTTCTCCATCATTAATTACTATAAGCTCTCCTGAATCTATTTTCTTATTTGCATCACTTTTCCTTAAATGTGGGTAAATATCTCTTAATTCTTGAAGCACAAAATAAGTAGCACTAATATTCAATGGTGTACCTGCAAAAATGCCTGCAAATCTACTACAATAGTCCTTTGTACTATACTCCTTTGTTTTTGTAATAAATTTTTCTGTTGTAATATTTATAATTCCTTCACTATCAGCCTTACAATTTGGTAATACTGCTTGTACCTTTATATTGTCTTGCCTTAAGCCTTTAATCCAAGTTGCAACTTTGTCAATTTCATTCTCTTCTATAAAAGGTACTGCTAAGTAATCCCAAACCTCTGCTTCTAATTTTTCTAATGCTTTTTCAATACTTTCTTCTGCTGCTATTGAATAATACATTATTTTTTGTGGTATTCTGTATCCTCCTTTAAATGCAAGTTCTATTTGTTCTTTATTGCTTTCATTTAATTCCTTAGGTATTTCTTTTATACTTTCTATAGTAATTACATTTTCTGTAGTCTTTGTATCTCTTAAAATTAAAGCTACAGTACCTTTACTACTTCTTTCTATAGCACTTGCACCTAAGCTTTTAAAAATTATCTCTATACTAGGTAATCCCATATTAACCCTCCATTTCTAAAACTAATGTATCTGCTTTTTCAAACTCTACTTGAAGCCCTGAGCTAGTTTTAAATTCTAAATCAAACTTAATAGACAATATATCATCTATACGTTCTCTCCTAAAATTTCTAACTAGTACCCTTCTATCTTTAATCTTCAATATTGGAAATATCTTAGATTTCAATAGCTCATACATTTTTATATTCTCTAATTCTGTTTTATCTTTAGAAAAATACACTATTTCAACCATAATAATATTTTCTACAGTATTCCTATTTTCTAAGTTACTTTCTAATGGTATTAACTGCATGAAAAAAGAAGGTCTATCAAAACCTTCTTTAACTTCTTGGCCATAAATTTTAAAGCCTATACTTTTCACAATATTATTTAACTCTTCTTTTATATCAACTAAATCAATCAATTTAACCACCTACTTCAACATTTTATTCATCCACCCATCAATTAATATTGGTAACTCTTGCTCAACTTCTTTAAAACTTCTTTCTACCATTTTTACTCCTGGAACAAAGCCAACTTCCTTACCACTTTTAGTTACCATCTTATGACCTTTTTCAATCAGATGAAGTTTAGATGATTCATTGTATAGTTTTATCTCCATTCCATCCCTATCATAACTAATCCCAGATAATTTATATTGGTCTTTTATATGTTTAGATGACTTACCTGTTGGTGTCTTTTCTTTACATTTTTTTTTAAGATTATTACCTGCTTTCCTTAATATTTTTTCTTGTCCATCAGGTACTTTTCTACTTATTTGATTTAATCTACTTTCAAAATCTTCAATCCCTTCAATTTTAAAATTAATATCACTCATTTCTATACATATCCTTTTCATCCTGTTTTTCTTCAACAAATAAAGTTGTATACGGATAGCTTATATCTACTATATCTTTTATATTAAATATTTTATCTTCAAATTTAATAAACATACTTTGATTAAATTTAATATTAGTTTTCCTTAATATTATTTTATAAACTAATTTTTGTTGTATTTTCTTATTTTCTAAATACTCTTTTCCACCAGTAAGACTTGTTATAAACACCCACATTGTACATATTTCTTTAAGCTTTTGCTCCATATCTCCAATTTCATTTTCTACTTCTTCAAATTCTAATATAGAAATTTTCCTATTAAAAACAATAGATAAATTATTCATTATTTGCTTTTTACTTAACATCACTTATCAGCTTCTTTATTTAATACTACATTTTGTATCTGCAATTGAACTAATTGTCTTTGAAAATTTTCTTCAAAATATTCCATAGCATTGTTATATGCATATCTACAATACTCAAATAAAAGCTCTTTATTAAAAGAACTAGTCTCAAAGTCAAGACTAGTTCCTGCAACTCCATTTAAATATTCTTTACCTGCTTCAATGCTTCTTATTAAGTTATTATCTTCATCATTCCATGTTATTTTTAATTTTTCTTTTAATTCTTCAATCATTATTTAGACTTTGCTTTTGGAGCTTCTGTATTTAAATTTGTAATATCAAAGACTAGGAATGATTCATTATCTTTTGGTTCACCTGTTGCATATTGCTTTGCTAAGTAAGTTCTTTCATCTTCTAAAAACTTGTATTCATCTGAGTACTCTATTTTTTGTCCTGAACCTACACCCATAAAATAATCCTTACCCATACCAGCTATTAATTTTCCTTTTGGAACCGCTATTGATTGCACTATTTTTGCAGGTATAGGCATAACTCCAAAAACATAGGTTCCTTGTTGTGTTAAAAATGTTGTTGCAGCAAATATTTTTTCCCAATAATCAACTGGATTCACTAATATTAGCACTGATGGAACTGCTCTCTTACCGCCTTTAGTTAATGGAGCCATTATATTTTTACCTAATGTTTCTGGTGTAAGGTCTGTTAATACTGATGCTTTTTTATCTGGATAAACCCCTTCAACTACAGCTCCTTTTAAATCTTTTATTACTCCTATTGGTTGGTCTTTTCCTGTGCCAGCTACAATTGCACCTTCTAAGGCTATAGCAATTGATTCGCTTAAAACAGTTCGTACATATTTATCTAGCCATTCTGGTCCTAAATCTAACATTGCTTTGCTAACTGGCATAAATGCTGATAATTTATACATATCTGTTTTAACTTTACCAAATCCATGAGAAAGTTCCTTTTTAATTGAATCTGTTAACTTACCCCACCATGCAGCTTCACAATCTGTTGTTCTTATAATCCATTCTGTTACAGCAGTAGTATTTTGAAAAGTAATCTCACTTAACAATGGATGATTTTGTTCTAAATCTTCAAATACCCTATCAAACACTGTTTTAGGTAAAGTTACATCTAAATCAGTAAATCCCCTTTTTTCAATTACTTTGTCGTAATACTTTCTTTCCTCTGTTGTTAATGTATTGCTCCCTCTTTTGTTTAAAACATTTCTATCATTCATTTCTAAATTTAACATTGACCTTGTTTCTTGCTTAGCTTCTTTTAATATGTTTTGTTGAATTCCCTCAGCCATTCTTGCTAGTGCTTCTGAAATTGCCTTTTCATCCTTTCCTTTCATAGCTTCATCTACCTGTTCTCTAATATTTTGCATGTCTACATTGTTATCTAAATTTTCCATTGCCATTATTTATTCATCCTTTCCATTTTTAAAATTAAATCCATAAAAAAAAGCTGATAATATTTCAGCTCCTCTCTTCTCATTTATTTCATTTTCCTTATTATCATTATTAGTTATTTTTGATTTTTCTTTTTCTCTCATTTCCTTTATTGAAATACTTGATAATTGTTCTGAACGACAATTAATTTCAGTATCTGAATATGCTGGTAATGGAGTTGCTGTAACTTCAAATAAATCAACTTCTGTTATATCCCTATAAAAATTCCAATCATCATCCCACCTAGTTTTTTGATTAACAATATTAAATCCAAAACTACATCCTTTAATTAATCCAAGTCTAACATTTTCTAATAAATCATTACCATCTGATGTATTGGGAATTTCTAGGCTAAATTTAAGCCCTTTTGAATCTTCTTCTAGTTCTAAATTTGAATTTGTTCTTCCTACAACTTTATTCCAATCATGATTTATTAGCATAAATTTATCTCTTGTCTTATCTGCTAAAGTTTTTAAAAATGCTCCTTGTGAAATTTTTTCATAAAAAGAATCTCCCCACCTATCTCTTAATTTAGTATATTCATCACTAAATACTGCTGCATATCCTTCAATTTTTCTTTCTTCAAGATTAGCTTTTCTAAATTCAAGGTTAACTGTTCTTTGTTCCATTTTTATCACCTCCCTTTAAATCTGGATTAAGAACTGATTGATAATTCTTAGTTACATAATGTTCCTTAGACCAAGTTTCATTAAGTGGCTCCTTACCAAGTAATTCTAAGTTGTCATCAATTGAATTTACTCCTATTCTAAATAGTAAATCCGCAGCCTTTGAAATATTAGATATATCAACATTTCTAATCCTTTGAGTATCCATTTTTACATATGTTCTATCTATAAAATTCTCCTTACCATACATTTTGCGATTAATCTCACTTGTTATAAGTTTTGCTATTGGATTTATACAAAACATTAAAAAATTATCTGTTTGACCTTCAACTCCTGCAATATCTCCCTTAATTACTCCAGCTGGAACATGAAATGCAGCTGCAACGAAATCTATAATATCATTTATTACTGCTCTTACATCTCTACTATCTTTATTTATTGTGCTATTCTTATTTGTTTCATTAAATTTATAAGTATTGGAAAGTGGTAACACCGCATTATCTGCTTCTAAATATTTTTTAAAGTCTTTTTCCATTAATCTATCAAAATTTTCTTTTGCTGGCCCTTGAATTGGAGCCTGTCCTTGTATTTCTAAAATTCCTTTTGTTCCATTCGCTTTTCTGAATGATGCCATTGATACACCTAATAACTTACTATAATCATCATAAAGTCCATCAATTACTTTTTTTATATTTGCATCATTTAGTTTTAAATAAATTACATCTGATTCTTTAAATAATTCTCTTAATGTATATCCTCTAACAACTACATTTTTATAAATATCTTCATAATAAACATATTCTGAGTGATTAAAACTATCAGCTACAAATAATTGTTCATTTAATTGGACTATTAGACATTCATTTTCATAAACTAAGTTTGAAACTACTTGCATCCAAAATTCAGTAGCATTTTGATTTATGTTAGGCTCTACATTAAATAAATAATAATTGTTCTTTTTAATAGGCTTTCCTCTTTCATATGTTTCAAATTCTGCAAGTACTAAAGCATTAGTTATTATTGAAATGCATGATTGTATTGCAAATTCCTTGTAAAATATCTCTGCTTTAATATTACTTGATATAGTCTTTCCTTCCATTTGTGCACTGAATATATTGTTAAAAAAGTTCTTTATCCCTATTTCTTCTCACCTCCTTTAATATGAATAGCATCCAAAATAAGTTGTGTTTAAAACACTTTGAGGTATATTTTCATCTTCTGTTAAAGCATGTAGAAATGCAAAAAAGCCATCAGTTTTCCTCAACTTAGGCTCAATTTTTTTATAACTTTTATTTCCTTTTTTATCTGTATCTACATAAACATTATTAGTATACCAACGCATCATAGGATCATCACCAAATATAACATTTTCATTAGCAAATAATTGTTCTATTAATGGTGCTAATTTATTATGCGTTATATATCCATTTCCAACTTCATTTAATGGAAGTCCTACCTCACTAAATGCACTTGCTAACAAAGATTTCCTAAATCTATCAGCTTTAATATCTAATATATTATATTTACTAGACATATCTAAAAACCACTCTGCAATATATTTAGGTTCTACAGTATCTTCTTTAAGAATTGTACATAATCCCATTTGCTTTGCCAGTTCAACATCAAATTTAATTGGTCTGCCTGGTATTTCTAAAGCTTTATGACAAATAAATGTATGATGCAGCCATATTCTTTTTTCTCCATACTTAAATAACAATCCACATCCTACGAAATCTCTTATACTCGCATAGTCTACTCCACCTATACAAGAACAACCCAATATTTCAGGTATTTCTTGATTAGTAGCTTTTATCTTATCCCATTCAGCTACAACAGTGTATGCATCTTCTGCTGGTCTATTCATTCTCTTAGTCATAAATTCAATAGCTAGTTGTGGTTGATATTGCATGTCCTCATATTCCTGTTCCATTTCAAGCTTTAAATGTTTGAAATATCTTATAGATGGATTAGCTTTTTCCCAAAGTTCTTTTTTATCAACCTCTTTATCATCATCCAATCTATAAATAATTGGTAACATCCTCATTGTTTTATTTTCACCCTTTAAAATATCTTCAGCAATTTCCAAATAATCATCAAGTACACCGCCTCTGACATTTCCATTAGTAGTAATCATAAATATTCTTGAATGTTCTTTTTTACCTAAAGCTGATTTAAAAACTTTAATATTAGAATAATCTTCATATTCATGTATTTCATCAAAAATTACACAAGCAGGTCTTAAACCATCTTTTGTTCTAGCATTGGATGTATTAAATTTTAAATATGATCGTGTCTTTTTATATACTATTTTTTCTTTAGTATAATAAAATGCTTTTTGTAATTTTTTATTATCATCTATAACTTCGTAAACATCCTCAAAGCTTGTTTTAGCTTGACTTTCACTATTAGCAACTATATCAACATTATATCCCCTTTTACCATGAAATGAAGTAGTAAAGTACCAACTTAATGGACTTATAAATCCATTTTTCCCAGCACCTCTGCCCATCATTATAAGAAAGGTATTCCAAACAACAGTATTATCATCATAGTAACAATGAACTAATCCTATGATAAATTTTTCCCATGGTAACAATTCAAATGGAAAGTACTCATGTATCTTTTCTATTGCCTTATCAATCTTTTCTGAATCTATATACACATTAGATTGTGATAACTTTTCTTTTACCAATCTTATCATTGCTTTTATATCTTTATTAGTTACTACAGTTCCACTTTCAACAAAGTTAATATATTCATCAATATGTTTATTAAATATCGTCATAATCATCAACCTTTGGTGATGGTTTTAGTCCTAGCTCACTTAAAATCTTAAGCATCTGTGCACTTGTCTTATTAAGTTCTGGTATACTATCATTTTTTTTCATTCCAACTTGTTTACCATTATTCCATTCAACTGATACACCTCTTTCTTTTATATCAGCTATTAATCTATTTTTTATATCCCATAGAGCCATATAGTCATTTACTAAATCCTCATAATGCTTTCCATGAGTTTCATTTTCTTTTAACTGTTTTAATAAATCTTCTTTTATTTCAACAGCTACTTTATTATTTCCCAAATTTTGCACACTTGCACCCTTGCACCCTTTTTTTTGTGTGCAACTTCTGCTCCACTTATATCTTTTTTGCCAACTCTTAACTGTATTTAAAGATACTTCATATTTTTCTGCTATATCTTTATATTTCATTCCTGAAATGTAGTCTTTATATGCATTTTCACTTAATGCTAATTTTTCCCTTTCATTCAAAATCACCACCTCACTTTATGATTTATTTTTATACTTTGCACCCTTTTTTTCTTAGGGTGCACCCCCCTCATGAAAACCTTCAAAAATATCTCTTGTCCATAACACCCCCCGGTCTATAGAAAATCTTTAAAATCCAATTTTTTTAATAGGGGGGCTATATATTTTACCACCGTTCTTCGTTAGTAAACTTAGGTTTAGAAGTTTTTAAATGTTTCTCATGTATAAGGTTGTGACACCTATTACATAAACTAGTTAAGTTATTAATATCTAGTGCTAACTCTGGATATTGTTTTAGCTCCTTTATATGATGTACACAATCAGCATGTCTAAATCTTCCTTGCCTCTTGCACTCTTGACATTCAAAGTTATCTCTTATCAATGCCTCTTTCCGTTTCTTTACCCACTTGTAAGTCTTGTAAAACTTATTTATTTCTTTATCAGCTTCATATCTTTTAAATCTAACTACCATTTAATCACCATTCTTCACTAATTTTAAAATAAAAAGAACCCATATTAATGAGTTCCTTTTATCAAAATATTTCATTTTAATCTACTGAATTTTCTTTTAAAAGTATCTGAAATTCAATTTCTTCATCACTCACATTTAAATGTGTTCCTGTTACATATCCCCAAAATGAATCCTCTCCACTAAAATTTACTTGTATTTCACTTCCCTTTCGTGAAATTATTGGAAGTATATCTTTTAGTTCTTCTAATTCTTTAGATATTAACTCATTTCCTCCATCTTCATCACAAAATATAACTTTCATTTTATATCATCCCCTTTTAAAATTCTAATTCTATAAAAATATCTAAAATCCTTTTTAAATCAAACATATCTAATATTCTGTTAAACTCATTCAACATATCTTAAGTATTTATTTTTCAATACTTTAATATCATTTCTTAAAAATCAGTTTAACATAGTCTCATTATGTTAAGCTTTACTGTTTTAAAAAATATTTAGATACTAAAATTCCTTCTAGCCTTATTCATTTCATCTTGAATAATTCCAATATATCTTAATGTTATTGATGGATCACTATGGTTAAACATCTTCATTAATGTTCCTACATCTTTGGTTTGCCTATAATAGTGATAACCGAAAGTTTTTCTAAGTGTGTGAGTTCCTAAGTTTTCTATTCCAAAATCTTCTCCAACTTGTTTAATTATTTCATAAGCTCTTACTCTTGATAATGGTTTATTAACTCCTTCTCTACTTCTAATTAAGTATTCATCTAATTGTTTATCTGAGCAATACCATTTGTATTCTTTTTCTAAAAGCTTATTAATTTCTATTATGTTTTGTTTTGAAGTCTTTTTCTCCCTAAGATATATAAATCTTTTTTCTTTAACATCTTGAACTTTAAGCCTTAGTATATCTGATATTCTTAAACCTGTATAAACTCCTGTAATAAAAAGAATATAATCTCTTTCATTTGTTCTTTTTAAATAATCCTGTATATCTCTAACCTTTTGATTATCTCTAATAGGCTCAACAAAATTCATTTTGTCACCTGCCTTATAGCTCCATGTATCTTTTTATATACTCTTTCATTCATACACTCTTTTAAACTATCTTCAATTTTCAAGCTTTTTACTTTTCTATTGTTGCAGTAAGGACATGCTATATATCCTTTAAATTTTTCTACATCTTCTGTTAATAATACAAATTCTTTCTTACAACCTGTACACTTATAGGAACTATATATCTTTACCACATCCTCACCTACTTTCTTTTGCATATAAAAAAGACTAAGATTTCTCCTAGTCTTTTAGAACAGCTATATTTTTCCCTGAGTGCTTGCCGTTTTATTTTTTTTACTATCTATATCATAACACAAGTTTCATATAATTTTGTTTCTATTTTTTTCTTATTGTTGTTCATTTGTTTCATTTTTAACTTTATTTGTTTCTTAAAGTTTTATTAAAACTTATAAAAAATAAAGTCACTATATCTATATTAATTTTATTTTTAGCTAATGTTCCTATTTAATTAACTGTAGAATATTATTAGATTTCTCAAAGAAATTTTTTTCCAATGAATACAGTTCTATTGCTTCATTTGGATTTAATTTTAATTTATCTAACAAAGATTCTTTAGTAAAAATATTGTTATCTAATAGTACCTCGAATGCCTGTTTGAATAGATATGGTTTTTCTTTATTAATCTCTTTATCTAATGGCTCATTTTTATAGTAACCATATTTTATCATCTGAGAATTTAAATATCTTATCTGATTATCTGTTAATATATTAGCCATTTGACACCTTTTTATCATTGCACTTATAGATACATTCCATTTGCCTTTCAGTAATATAAAACTATCTATAGATGATGATATCACTTCTCTATTAAATTCTTCTAATGGTAACAAGAATGCTGATGCAAAATAGTTAGCTTGATATTCTATTCTAGCTGCTAAATCTTTGTCATTTTTTAATTCTTCTTTATCTATTTCTCTATGCATCAATAAATGACCTAATTCATGTGCTAAATCAAATCTTGATCTACATGCTGATTCCTTATCATTTCCTAAAAATATATATGGATACTCATTATCCCAAGTTGAAAATGCATCTATTTTCTTATTTCCTATTTTTATTCTTGTTATAATAAATCCATTATCTTGCAATAATTCTACTAGATTTCCTATTGGTGCCTGCCCTATTCTCCAAAAGTTCCTTAGTTTTAACACCATGTCTTCTATATCTATTTCTGTTATACTATCAACATCTAGTTCACCAAAATTAGGTATATTTATGCTTGGAAGTCTAAAATATTCATTTAAGAATTCATAAGTATTTTTTATCCACTTTATTTTTACTTTGCATGCATCTTTAAGCTTATTTGTTATATTTTTATTGCTTCTAAAATAGATTATATTATCTTTTTCTTCTATGCTTTCATCATTACAGAAAAATTTAATTGGAAAATCTAATTTATCCATTATTTTCATAAGTATTACTGGACTAGGACTTGTTTTCCCTTGTTCATATTGTGATACCGCTTGACTTGATACACCTATAATCCTTGATAATTCAGCTTGTGATAATCCTCTTGCAATTCTTGCTTCCTTCAATTTTTTTGGAACTATTTTATTGTTTTTAATAGAACCAAATTCGATAACTTTCATAGCCATCATTTCACCTTTCTAGTTTCCATATATAACCTTCTTTGCCTTATCCTTAAGTTCAACTATTCTCTTCTCTACATTTTCATCCTGTGCACTAATTTTAACTGTTTCATTAAATTCATCTAGTGCATTAAAAGTTTCTATTGAAGATTTCATATCAGAATTTGGAATTATAAAATCTATATGATCAAATTCTTTTCCATTAATTCCATAACTCAGAATTACAAATGTTCTTTTTTCTTGTTGTACTTCTAACTCCCTATTATCAAGTATAACTAATTTAATTTGTTTTTCATGTTTTGAGTTTATCTTTGCTTCATCAAGCATATATTTAGAAATTTTATTACCATTATATAATTTATTAGATTTATTTTTACTTATTTTCATTCTTGCGAAATCATTTTGTAAAAATAAAGCCTTGTTTCCAAATCCATTTATTTTCTTTATTTCAATTTTAAAAGGAAAATCTTTTGATAATATGTCTTCTTCAAATTGCCTCTTTACAAAAAAATTTAGAACTCTTGATCTTATTTCAGAGAAAAACTCAGAATCTTCTAGTTGTGGATTATCTTTCAATAGCCTATTATATACCGAAACTCCAATATAAATTACTTTGTATATTTTTTCCCTATCATCCTTTTTTATTAAAGACTCTACCGCAAAATTTGTTTTCATACCCATCACCCTTTTTTTATATATTATATCTGTAATATTATCACTCATTTTTGTATATTTCAATATTTTCATCAAGTAAATACATATTTTTTAGTTTTTTTATCAATTACAAATACTATATATTATGATGATAATTATTTTTAATTCATTTGTTTTTTAAATTATATATATTTATAAGAAAACTGCTTGTGCTATCCTCTTCATTGTATTCTTTTTCATTTTACTTAATGCACTTTTGCTCAAGTTCATTTGGTTTGCAACATTTTTAAATGATATTTTTTTTCTATAAATACTTTCTATTATATCTCTTTCTTGCAATTCTAATGCCTCTAGTGCATTATTAAGCTTTGTCATAATTAGTTTTTTTTCACTTAATATAACTTGTAATTCTTTTATTTTATCACTGTTTTGTACTACTGCTCTTTCTACTGGATTATTAACTTTATTAGTTCTTCCTCCACTTTCTGAAGAATAATCTATACTTTTATATCCTTCTTGCAAATTCTTAAAATACTCTATTTCTAACTCTAAATTAGTTATTGTTGCATTTTCCATATCATATTCTCTTAAAATACTTTCAACTTGATTTTGATATTCAATTTCCAATTCCTTATTCAATTTGTTTCCCACCCTTACTTCAAACTCTTTAATCTTTTATTATGTTTTTTCCTCTTCTCTTTTTGCATAACTCCTTTTTTTCTTAAAATATTTGCTTTAGACATTACTGTTTGTATGGTTCTCTCAAGAGCATAACTTATTTCCTCTGGACCAATTTTGTCATACCAATTAATCAAATAATCTAATTCATCTTTTGACCATCTTTTCCCATTATTACTATGGTAAGCAGGATTATATTTCATCCTGCCCCACTTATCATATTGAATTTCATTCATAACCTCACCTTATTTTTGCATTTTGACATAAAAAAATACCGCAGATTCATTTCTGAATAATACGGTATTTTAACAATATAAAACTAGAAACAATCTTATACATTGTTTCTAGTAAAATAGTGCTCCTAGATTTATAACTGATTCAACCTTATTAAGAATATCTATATTATTATCTTTACATTTTTTAAGAAACTTTTTATAAACTTTGGCATTTGGAACTAATATTGATACTTGTGATAAATCAAATTTAAGTTTATCTGGAACTCGCCATTCTCTCTCATGAGTCCAATCGATAAAATTCTTCTCGTCACTTAAATCCAGATTAACTATTCTCCACCATTCATTATGTGGAAGATACATTTTTGCATCTTCAGTTCTATCATAAATTACTGGTCTTCCGTTATTTTTATAAACATATGATTTTGAGAATAACAATCCAAACCCTAAGTAACGAATTTTCCTATTTTCATCATTTTCGCGTAATTTTTGTTCATAGTATATATTTTGAGTAAGTGAATATAATGGGGTATCTTGTAGACATACGGCTCTTTTATTCCCACAAATAAAACCAGATTCAGTTGTACTACCCTCTATACACTCGTCATTTAAAATTTTTATAAGCACATCTAAAGCATTCATTGATGCACTTGGCTTAGTTAGATGAACCAATTGTGAAGTTATATCATTTCGTTCAGCTATTCTTTTTTTCCAATCTTTAAAATTCATTACTCTTCACCTTTTTATATGAAAGATAATATTAACTAAGAAATATAAAAAATAAATATATTTGTTAATTTAATTCTCACCAATATTTCATTTATAAGTATAACATATTATTACATATATTTTTAACACCGTACTATTCAAATTTCAAAGAACATTTTTCTAGTTAATTAAGTTGCAATATAATCAAAATTTGACAGAACTAATAGAATAAAACTTCTTTCAAATTTATATATTCTTCTGCATCACACATACTGAACGTATCTTCGTGCCAACCATCTTCATCATGGTCATATTTATAATAATAAACTTCTCCATCCTCATTTATTAAAGGGTTAGTTATAGTATCATATGCTGGTACTCCTACTGGATAATATGTCATAACTTCTTTATTCAAGAATGGACAATATATCTCTCCCCACTCATTCATGTTTGATTTCCACTCTAACTCTACATCTTCATCTATAGGTTTAATTCCTAATATAGCGTAGTCTTTAATTAATCCCATACTTTCTGTTTCATCTTTAAATATATAAGTTATTTGCCTTAATATCTTATTCCCACTAAAGTAAGTTTCAGCCCCTTCAATGGTTTCATATTTTTCTTTCAAGTTAAATTCTTTAAGCATTAGAACGTCTCCAACTTGAAAATCTCTATCATCTTTTCTTAATTCAAAGTTCTTTTTTTCTTCTTTAATTGCATTAAAGTATTGTGGTAATATTTTTAATTCATGTATTTTCATTATTCTCACCTCTTAATTAATCTCATATGTTGTATTCAGCTTACACATTCTACATGTTTCGCAAGGTTCATCTCCATCTTTATTTGCATATCCTTCGCATAGGCTATCATATTGCTTAGGTGTTCCGATTCCTAAAGATATGCCTTCTTTAATCACACTACAATTTTTTAAAGTTCTCTTAGCCAACTTTAAACACTTCCTTTATTCGTTTAATAATCAAATCATTCATTTTCTAACTTTTAAATTATTTTATATTTGTATTTGGAATATAAATTATAGTTTCACTCACTTCTAACACCATTACATCCTTTTTACCTTTTTTATATAAGTTATTAGCTTTTATCTTTGCTGCGTCTAATCTTTTAGAAGGTATATGGACAATTCCGCCACCATAACCTTTATAAGTAACAACTAACATAAATTTACCTCCTCTATATCCTAAATCCACATATAGGACAACTTATATATTCAATTTCATCAACCACTCCAGTATTGTTGTCTACAATAAAAGATTTACGTGATGTTGATTCAATGTAAAATGAAAAATTTCCACCTTTAGATGATATTGAAGTTTCTCCTCTACAAAAACTACATCCTTTCTTTTGTTCTATCTTTGTTTTTTCTATAATAATGCTTTCTTTTTCATTGCTTTCTTCTACTGTTATTTGCTCTTGGTTTTCTATATCATCTATTTCATTAATCGTTTCTGCTTGATTTTCTTCTATAATAGTCTCTTTTATAAATTCTTCTTCCTTTTGTTCCTCTTGGTGTATATCTTCCTTATGTCCTTCTACTTCACTTTCATTTCTTAAAATATCTATTTGACCTGGTATTTGTTTACACTCTTCTGCTTGTCTTTTTAGTTCCCTTACATCCTCTAATGAAACATCATTGTTATTTAATAAATCCTCTAATTTGTCTTGCATAGATTCCGAAAGTTGAGATGCTTCATATGCAACTGAAAAATTAATTCTATTATCTTTTAATGCATCAATTAACTTTTCATTAAGATTATTTTTAACAGCCTTATACCTAGCTAATTTTGTTGCTGAAATACTAGTTATTTCTGAAAGTAAATCTCTAGTTCTTCCTTTAATACCCGATTCTTTCTTTAGTTCCAATACCAACTCTTCTATTTCTATTACTTGTCTCATTTTTTCATAATCACTCAATTCCCTTTGAGTTGAATTGGTCATTATTATCGTTAATTTATCTAATATTTCATTAGTTTTATTTTTAACTCTACATGGTACAAACTTATATTCTTCTTTTCCTTCTTTGACCAATTCTATAGATGCTAATCTTCTTCTATGCCCTGCAAGTACTTTGTATTTACCTTGTGCCAATTCTTTTACTATTAAGTTTTGTTCTATCCCTAACAGCTCTATAGATTGTTTCATTTTTTCAATATCTTTTATATCGTAAAAATTTTCCTTTGATGGTTCTAAGTCAAAAACATTTATTAATCTTATATCAAATGTATCTTCCTCTGTATCTTCCTCTATTTCCTCTTTAATGCTTTCCTTTGAATGTTGATTTAATATGTCTGTTAAACTGAACTTTGACACTTTAACACCTCCAAATGTGTCCAATTTGGACACATTTTAAAATTAACTTTCTAAATATTCCTCTACCAGCTTTAAATAATCTCTTGCAGCTCCACACCTTCTTGAATATAGAATTATTGGCATTTTAGCAAATGTACTTTCATCTACTTTTTCTGTTCTCCTAATATGTGTTGTAAAAATTGGATATTCCTTTTGAGCCTTTAGCCATTCCTCTCCTTGCTTGTTTACTTCATTCCTCGCATACTGAGTTACAAAACACCCTTTGAAATTCAACTTAGAATTTAAGTCCTCTTTAGTGTTTTCTATTTGCTCTTTTAA